CCTCTCCCCCATTTCATTTCAAGCACATGGGACTGAAAGAACAACTCGACGAGCTGGACCACTGGCCACTGATGGAACGCATCCTCGGTGCTGAGATCAAGCAGCGAAAGATGTACCGGTCACCATTGCGCGAAGGAGACAAGAACCCTTCATTCGGTTTCTTCAGGAACAAAAGCGGCCAAGCCAGATGGAAGGACTTCGCCATGGACAACGGGGACGTATATCATCTTGCGATGAACATGTACCGTTGCGACTTCAGAACGGCCTTGAAAAAGGTCGCACAGATAGCCGGCATTCTCCCCGGAGAACCCGGAGCCATAAGGCCGATCAAGCTACGGCTCGTCAAGCTTTTCGAGGCGGAAAGAGCGGTATGCTCCTTCGAGGAACGTCCGTTCGCCACGGAAGACGAGCAATACTGGGGAAGGTATCTGCTCAGCGAAGACCAGCTCAAGCACTCTGGATTCATTGCAGCGGGCTCCTTCACCTTGACCAACGCAGAAGGTAAGACCACGGTCTACCACCACCGGCCAGAGAACCCTATGTACGTCATCCGTATCGGGACCAAAGGTCACATGAAGATGTACCGACCGCTGCACACCAGTAAGAAGTTCCGGTTCCTTGGCAACACGGACCGCAACGACATCTACGGGTATGACCGGGTACATTCGGACAAGCCGCTGCTGATCACAGGCGGACAGAAGGATGCGGAGACCGAGTTTGTGCACCTGGGTGTTCCAGCGATCGCATTCAACTCAGAATCATCGGTACCGGACGAGGATGTCGTGTTCAAGTTGTTCATGCTGGTCAGCCGCCCCATCTTTGTGCTCTACGACAACGACGACGCAGGGCGGGCGTACACCGAACGGGTCTGCAGCAAGTACAACATGCTCACGCCGATTTACCTCAGTCAGTACAGCCAGCAGAAGGATTTCTCTGCTGTTATCGAAAAGCGAGAGTTACACGTGATTGACCAACTACGCAGTTTCATCAACAAACACACAGAGGCATGTTCGCAAACATTGCACCCTTGCTGAAGTCCATCAAGGTCTCAGTAAGCCTGTCGCAGCGCGACAACGGAGAATACGTGGCCATCATCGTGCCACGACCACGGTTCCAGACCGGAAACAAGATCCTGAACAACATGGTGCCCCTCATCCGGGTCTACAATACCATTGAGGGAATGGAGCTGGCGTTGGCCAGTGAAGAGATCGCCAGCAACATCCGTTCATACCACCACGCCGTGGTGAACGATGAAATGTTTAAGAAGGCTCTGGCCAAGAAAGCTGAGCATGAAGATGACGGAGAAGGCCCTGCAACGGAAAGCAAGGCTGCACCAGCCAAGCGTGTCCCTAAGGCCAAGGCGAAGGAAGAGCCTGCTCCGAAGGCGGAAGAAGCACCCAAGGTGAGCAAGGAAGAGAAGCTCATCATCGTGGGCATGAAGAAGCTGGAAGAGCTGATCAATGCCGCGGACAAGGAGAAGGCCAAGGCCAAGTTCAAGGAGATCGTCGGGGTGTACAACCTCGCGATCAGCGAAGAGGGCGGTTCGGTGGAGATCACGGAAGAAACCCTCACGCAGCTCATGGCCCTGAAGGAAAAGGTAAAGATCATGCCTGAGCAGAAGGCACTGTTCGACATGAACCTGGATTAACACGAACAACCATGGCAGTAGAGATCGAAGCAGCACGACGCAAGTTCAAGCACGGTGACGAACTTCTGGAAGATCCAGGAGCGAACCTCTCACCGGAAGAGGTCATGGAGTTCTTCTCCGCACAGTACCCGGAGTTGACCAACGCTTCCATCGGTACGCCCGAGGTGGCCGATGATGAGACCGTTGTATATCCGTTCATCACCATCATCGGAAAGAAGGGATGAAACGGGTCTTACGAAGAGCACTGAAAAGGGAAGGGGCGAAAGCCCCTTCTTCTTTTTCACTGACACGTGATTCGTTCTACCGTCAAGAGAATGCCGTAAAGAGCTGGATGAAAAGCAGTGCACGGCTCCGTGTAGAACCAGCAAGGCAGCGAGAGAACGAGATAGTGGAGCTTCCTAAGGAAGACGTGGAACTGTTCATGGTCAACAGGGTGATGGTCCCTCACGCGGGAGACATCATGGTGGACTACCTGGAGGAATATGCTGTTGCCTTGGAGCCGTTCTGGCTGTCTGACTACATCAATCGCTTCACCGACAGGGATGATATCTCAAACCTGATCTGGACAATGGTCGAGTGCCTTATATCTGACGAGAACGGGGCTCTCCACTTTGACCAGACTAACGGGCTGTTCATGTTCTCTGCGTCCGTGGGTGAGGAACACCAGCACGGAATAAGGATCAACACGTTCCACAAGACAAGATTCTTTCCGTTGGTCATGGCCATTTCGCGAGAAGCGATCAGACACGGAGTAATGATCAATTGCTGGAAGGACTATTCTGACATGGCGGAAGACACGCTCAGGATACAGGTAAATGAAAGTGAACCGGATGATGAGACATATCTGCGCGCGTCCCTGAAAGAAGACTGGGCTCAAAAGTGGTTCTCAAAGTTCATGCACAAGTGGTTTGACCTGGAGACAGAAAGCATTGTTTCGTGTGTCAGTAAACTGAGGATACCAACGCAAGTACTTGATCAAGTCAATTCACTTGCTGCCGCATTTGATGAGTATGGCAAAAAGGCAAAGGGCAACAAGCTCGTAGGAGCATACTGGCTGGACGAGAACTACAATGATGCAAGCCTCCATCCTGTGTATTGGGCCAGGAACAGCAATTACCTGATGGACCAAATGGATTCAATGATAGACTCCATTCACAATGAGGGCTACGTCCATGAATACGGGATCACGCTTGGTGTTGAGAATGGCAAGGTCTACATAAACGAATCGGAAAGAGACCTGTACATCTCTCGTTACGAACTCAGAAAACAGATCACGGAATGCGTCGAGTCATTAACCCTTCTATTGACACCTGTGCAGAGATCAAGAAGCAACTTGCCTCCAGTCTCGCCAGAGCAAGAACAGCCCTAGTTCTGTTCTCCAGCCTGTCAACGAAATCATGGACAGGACTGGAACTTTACGACATAGCCCAAGGAGGGCGCCTTACCAACGGACGGCCCCTGAACGAAGAGCAACTGAAGTCGTTTGTTGAGGCCGCTTCAAAGACGATCAGAAAGAGGAAGAAGCGATCAGAGCAAACGATCTACGGCATAGTGGACGAGCGCACACTGTACGTGTCGGCAAAGTCACTGATGTTCGTTGTGCCGGCGGGGCAGAAGACCGTCTTTGTAGGGGACGAGAAGAACTTCAAATCCATCCCGGTGTTCTTGCCAGCCATGGTGTTCTATTACGGCCTTGATGGAAGCCTAATGGCCTTCTGGTCCAAGACGGACGAGCGAAGCAAGCTGCTTGCAGAAGAACGAGTGTTGCTGCCAGCGCCAATGCCGAACATTTCAAAGGATGGTGACGTGTGCGTTGGAACATCCATGAAAAAGAAGCACGGAGCGGACATCCGCGAGTTGCAGAAGTTCGTGACAGACTCCTTCATGGGCTCCGCGTTTAATGAGTGGAGGTCTGAAGAGATAGCAGGAGCAATGGGCTTTGCTGCCAATACGAAGGCAACCACCGGAGAAGAGTTCTGGAAGTTGGCCAAGAAGGAGAAGTGGAACAAGTCCAAGAGTTACCGTTGCATTGCAGACATCATCACATGAAAAAGATCCATAAGACAGACCCGATCCTTCTTGGTGGTGCGCTACGGACAAGCATCGTTCTTGTTGGTTCCGGTGGCACTGGGACGCACATGCTGGAAGGCCTGGCCATGATGCACAAGTCGCTTGTAGACCTTGGCTACAACGGATTGACCGTATCCGTATACGACAACGACATTGTGGAAGAGCACAACATCGGAAGGCAGCAGTTCGGATGGGGTGATGTAGGCAGCAACAAGGCGAACAAAGCTGTGATGAGGGTCAACAGGCAGTACGGACTTGACTGGAGAGCTTCTCCACACAGCTATGAGTTCAACAGCACTTCGTCACACAACGGCAACATTCTGATCACCGCAACAGACAGCGGACGGTCAAGGAACCTGGCTCAGCGAATGTTCAAGATGTGCATGGGCAGTAACGCGATAGACGACATTACCGAACACCGCGAGCACCACAACCTGATGCGTACGCTGTACTGGCTTGACCTTGGGAACAATGCCAAAAGCGGACAATTCGTGCTTGGTGCCCATGATTTACCGACCACCGTTGACCTGTTTGGTGAATACGACGAAACCGACGAAGGCCCATCCTGCTCTGCTGCAGAGAGCCTTCGTCGGCAAGACCTGTTCGTAAACAAGTCACTTGCAACAATGGCCTGTCACCTTCTCTGGACCTTGTTCAGAAAAGGATGCATCGACTACCATGGTGGCTTCATGAACCTGGAGACCATGAAGATGCGTCCCATCCTAATCCCTCAACCCAATGGCCCTGTATAAGTTCGTTTGCGAAATGCACAAAGAGCATGGCGCGCTTGGATGGAGACAAAAGTCACAACCAGACTTTGATCCGTTAGGAGGAATGGCCGTTGCTCACGACATTCTTGAGCACCTGCCTAATGGGTCTGAAGCCCCACACGATGAGTTCATGGCTTTGGGGGCGGCTGTGCTGATACGAGGCATGCAAGGCTACTTCATGAACAACACACCAGCGGACAACCTATGTTCTGACTTTCCCGACATCTTCAGCCATATCGTTTACCAGGACATAGGACTGTGTGATGCTCCGGTCACCAACCGCCTGCAGGACGAATGGGCGGAAACCATGATCAGCGAAACCGTCAACAAAGGCAGGGCCTTGATGATAAGCGAATGGAACATGAGCCCCAAGTTCAACAACGAAGAACCGGGAATGTCGATCCATGAACTGGACGTATACCTGCACCATGTCAAGGGATGGATGCGCATTGGGTTCCGCAAAGCGCGTAAACGGTACAATGGCCGTGTTCGTGACTTTGAGTTCACTTACCTGTTCAAAGAGATCGAAAAGGAAGCGGACAAGGCCTTGAAGAATGCCGAAGAACAAGATGAGTTGCACGTGCGACTAGTACGCAATCGCGTTGATGTGAAGCACCTCTCTGCTTACGAACTCTACCCACGAGAAGACTAACAATACTCCCAACACCATGATCGACCAGATTGTAAAGGATGCAAGGTCTTTCCGCCTGAGCGGGAAGAATGCCGATGAGATCAATGTCTACGGCAACCAGGTGGAACTCTCTTTCAGGAACGTGGGCAAGTGGATCCACGACGAAGAAAGCGGACGTGAGCGAGAGGAAGAGGGTGACCCTGACTGGCGCGAGGATGATGACAACATGATCCTTGCGCCCGGAGAAATGAAGGCCATCTACACGGACGTGCTGAACTGGAGCAAGAGCAAAACCTGGTTCGACCACGTGACGTTCAGTGTAGAGCCCAGTGAGAAGTGCTGGCTGGTCATCGCAATACAGCTGGAAGATGCCACGCACCATTGAAACCGTCGTCTACAAGTTCGGCGAACTGAGCGACACAGCGAAAGAGAAAGCCTTGGATGAGTACCGCTATCGCAATCACTATCCATACGAACAGTGGTATGAACACGTGTGCGAAATGGTAGCCGAAGCTGCTGACATGATTGGCATTGACCTGCGTGGACGTAAGCGGAAGTTCATGAACGGCAAGGAGGACAATGAAGGCATCGACATTCTGTTCAGCGGCTTTTCCAGCCAAGGCGACGGAGCTTGCTTTAATGGTTGGTATTACTACAACAAAGGCGCATTGGCCAAGGTAAAGAAAGAGTTTCCGGAGGATACGGAGCTTCATCGAATTGCCAGTGTGCTGCAGTCGGTACAACGCAAAGCCTTCTACCAGCTGTATGCAAAGGTGACACCAGGTCCGCTCAGCAATCACTACTCGCACTACAACACACGCACCATTGAGGTGTACGACAAGAAAGAGCTGGAGTATCCACAGGAAACATGGAACGAGTTCGAGGAAGGCATCGACGAAGCCTTGCGCGACTTCATGAAGTGGATTTATGTACAGCTGGAGAAGGAGTACGACTGGCTCATGTCCGATGGAGCTGTGCAGGACAGCATTGAAGCCAACGAAACTGAATTCAACGAAGACGGAACACTTGCATAACCATGGAAGACACCAGAACAATGAAAGATCTCTGCAAGGAAGTCCTTGCCCTGCAAGACGCGTCCAATTCTCTTGGCGTGGTCAGGAGCATGCGACTTGCCATGAAACGCATGATGAGCATGGGCATGGACACCGATGCTATCAACCAGCACCCCGTAACGTGCCTGTACATCGACAAGCTCTGCCATCTTGCACAACTGGCACAGCCCATCATGACCGCTTCATACGACAACGTGCATCGTATGGCCAACGCAGAACAGCCATGAAAATCGAATACCGCGACAATGGCGAGGCGTAGAGCGCAAGGATTTCGAGACCAAGACACAGCTCAACAAATTCCTTGCAAACCAATGATCAAAGCCAAGAACATAGTGACCGGAACCACATTCTACACCTGGTTCGGCAAGATTACCAAGCTCAACGGCAAAGGTGATTGGTTGTTCCATGTGTTTGAGCTGGTAAGCCATACCGACACCAGTGGTCCCAGAAAGGAGCTACATGGAACAGTAAACTCTTACAAAGAAGCCATGCGCGTCCTTCGCCTGTCCGATCCAGCATGGCCACGAAACCAGCGCGGCAAAGTGACCAGATACGGTTGGGTACTGGCTTCTGTTCCAAACAGCGTGAACAAGCAACCAACCTGTCCGCGCTGTTTTCACGTAGGAGACGTAGAGCACAAAACGCTGCCTTACGGAGCAGGCACCGGCCCAATGGGCAGATATAGGCTTGGCGACAACTACCGACCGGCCGTACGCTGCACTGTATGCGGCCACATGGAAGCTGGCCAAGTGCACATCGTACAGCCCTTCAACAACCCACCAAGCTTTGAACTGTGATGACAACCAAAGAACTGCGCAAGCAATACCGCCAGTGGGCGGGTACTGACGTCAGCAAGGATATCTGCGATTACGAAGGCTACATGCAAGGATGCTGGAAAGGCCGGTGGACACAAGACACTCAGGTACGGCTGTTTGTATCCAAATACCTCAACAGAAAAGATGGGCTCTGCAGTGTTGCTGCAGAGGGGGAGTATTCTGCAAAGGAGCTTCATGCCTTCTATCTTGAGTTAAAGGACATAAGTGCATTCGAGCGCTTTGCCGGATTCACTGAGACACAGCCTGTACCCGACCATGTTCACACAATGCTTCATCTTGCAAGTTCATTGCAACTGTGGAATGGATTTCTCAACCGATAGCCATGGAAAACATCAAAGAAGGTACGTTGATCCGTGCCACACATCGACCGATTGACTTGATACCAGCATTCCTTCGTGAAGCAAATCGTCGTGGCCTGAACTGGGAAAAGATCATCAATGACAGTCATGGCCAATTTGCCTATCACAATGGCATTGGGTCAGCAATAGATCTTGACTTCAATCCCAATCCAGATGCAAACTACTGGGTTCACTCAGAAGGCATCAATGGATGGACAAGCGAACAAGACGCAGCTCACAACATTGGAGAGCTCATTGACCTTCTGAACGAAGACCTTCCTGAAGGCATGTACTTTGGCGCTCACCCAGGAGACGGAGCCGACTACGGCTACTGGATGAATCCTGAAGAAGACCTCGACTGACATGAACAACAAGACCCTGGACATGAACAAGCTCTTCACGATTACATGCACAAAGCTGGACTGGAAGCGAAAGTGGTGGCAAGTGTGGAAACCCAAAGTGTACTACACCACGCACTACATGGCTCATGTCAATCGAACAGGAGAGGCCTTCAAGTGCCCACCAGAGATACTTCCTGTTCTGCACACACTACTCGAAGCGATTGAAGCCGAAGTGCGGCACGAACTTTCTCATTGACATGGAACTGATCATCAACTTTTCCGGCGGCAAAGACAGCTCCCTTATGCTGGCTCTGCTATGCGAGCAGTATCCGGATGTTCCCAAGCGAGTAGTCATGGCAGACACTGGCTGGGAGCATCCGGACGCTGTAGAATGGAGCCGTGATATCGTGTCGCTATTCGGACTGGAGCTGGAAGTGGTGCAAGCTGTTCGAGAAAGTGGCGAGGCCAACAGCTTTTTCAAGATGGTGGAACACCGCGGCATGTTCCCCGGCATGCAGCAGCGCCAATGCACCAGCGACCTAAAGCGCGGACCCATCCAAAAGATGATACGCAACATCCCATCTACTGAGAAACGCCCAGTGTACATCAACTGCATCGGCTACCGGAGCGAAGAAAGCCGGGACCGCGCCAAGAAGAAGTGCATCGTGCTGAACAATCTTTTGACCAACAGCAAGCGCATCGTATGGGACTATCACCCCATTCTTGCGTGGAAAAAGGCAGACGTGTTCCGCTACCTCAAAGAGCGGCTGATACCCGTGCATCCAGTGTACAACCACTTGGGCCGGTTCAGCTGCAGAGTGTGCATCTACATGACTCCGCATGATCTGAACCAAGTCGCTAAGTTTGACCCTGAGGCAATCAGTATCATTGAGAAAACAGAGAAGGACATCGGCTTCACGATGTTCATGAACGGACCCATAGGAACTCTCATCAACACAGACCACAAAAAAACACCATCCTAACATGAAACACTTTGCAATAGCAATTGTCATCTTGTTTGCGCAAACAGCAAACGGACAAGTCAAGGAGTTGCTTGAAAATTATCACGAAGCGACCACCACAGACGCACTGAACGAAGATGCGTTCTTTCTTTCCTCTGGCCACGCTATTAAAATGTTCAAAACAAGCGTTGTCGGAACAGCAAACTGCCTTAATAGCTGGTCAACCTTACTGGTCATGCTCAAAAAAGACCACACTTATCTTGAGCGAAGCGTCAGCAAAGTAGTAATGCCAAAAAATGCTGCGCCAATGACAGATTATGAAGCAGTCTCTATAATGCTGCGACTAGATCAAGCTTCAATAGAGGTTCAAGACAACTTTGTCTTCTTTGGTGACACAATAACACTCTGCTTGTCAATGCAGCAAAAAGGAAGCTCTGTTGCCGTGTTGAGCAAAGAATCATTTTAACCATGAGCAAGCAGCCCATAGTTCTCCGACAGTCGCTGATCAAAGCGTTGGATGAAGAAAAGAAACCATGCCATGCCAAGGCGAAAGCCATCTACATCGACGGCATGCCATCACTGCCATCCAAGGCCATGCAACGAGGCTTGTTCTTCGAGACCTTGGTGTACGGCATGACCGACCAAGGCGAGGTCGTTGAAATGGACCGGAACGCCAATGGCGCCAAGTCGGAAGCACAGCAACGCGTGGAGTACCATGCATACCGGGTCAAGGGACCGCTTCGTCAGGAATTCCAGATGAATTACATCCGGCCGCGCGAGGTGATCGAAGTGCAGCTGAACAACCCTCGCTACACCTTCAGGGCTTCATTCGACATGGTATCATCCATGCGCATCCAGACCGGTGAGGTGGTGGACGAAGCCATCATCGACTGGAAGATCACGGAAAGCATCCTGTCCAACTTCGGAGACTTCGCCTGGGGCACTCCGCACACGATGGACCACATCCAAGCGCAAGCGTACAGCTGGGCCTACATCCAGAAGTACGGCAAGCAGGCTCCGTTCTTCTACTACGTGATGGACCTGAGCCCGCAGAAGCTGTCCAAGTTCGTAGGTGGTTACGTGAGCAAGACGGACATGGCCGAGTTCAAGGAACGTCTTCGCCGAACCGTGGCTACGATCGAGCACAACGAAGCCCGGAACGAGTGGGAAATCAACCCCAGTCAGGACAACTGCCGCGGTTGCCCTCTGAAGTCCACGTGTGAAGGCTACAAGAATGGAGCGGATATTCAGATCATCTTCCACGGCATTTAAGCCATGAAGCGTACGCTCATAAGCAAACACGGAGAGCTCACCGACAACCTGGTGGCCGGTAAGTTGTACATCTGCAGAGTTTCGGGTCGCCCTGTTCTGTATGTGGGGAGTTTCGAGGGTCTTTCCACAGCAGGACTCGTGTACAACCCGGTCACCGGGACGGTGATCCATGAAGAAGTTCATGATGACCAGTTGATGACGCTGGCGCAAGCTCAAGCCAATGCCCATGAAAATCCAAAAGGGTAGCACCGTATGGTTCCATGGCAAGTTCTACGGTCGGCGGTACACTTGCTTGCGCGGAACGGCACTGGAGGAAGGTGAGACCGGGGTGGCCCGTTCCATCAAAGTACTGATACCCGGAGCGTTCAAGCCGAACGTGCTTGTGGTGCCCGGGTGCAACATCTACATCGTCAAGGATGTTAACTTGCCGGCCTAAACCCAACAGACCATGGCAAAGAATCGTTCCATAGAGAAACTGGTGATTGTCCCCAATGTGGGCCTCATCATCACCCACTCCGGTGAGCGCGACAAAGGCGCGAAAGGAGTACGGTCCAAGACCAACGAGACCGTGTACGCAGAACCGTCCGACGAGTTCAAGACCGCCATCAAGCGGCTGACCGAGGGACTGATCGGTACCACTGCCCTGTCCGCTTTCGAATCAGCGATGAACAGCGACAAGGTGACCAAGAACTTCGAAGGGAAAGAGTTGAATGCGACCCTGAAGGCTATCTTCAAGTTCATCGGTAGCAGCGTTTCCATCCGTGGGGCTGTCATCCGTCGCAACGAAGGCACCTTGGTAGGCGTGAAGATTGCTGGCACCTACGTCAACCCCAAGGGGGAGGCCATGGCCATCAGCTCGCCCATGATCCAACTGGACCAGAACGTCTACGGTTGGGAAGCCAAGCTGATCGAAGCCGTGGAGGCTGTCGAAGCTGAAGCGCTGAACTTCCTGAACGGAGAGTACCAGAAGATCGAAGTGATCGAGAAGGATCCCAAGGCCAAAAAGGAGGAAGAGCCTGCCGAAGAGCCCAAAAAAGCCAAGGCAGTTCTCAAGCAAGCGAAGCTGGACCTGGATGACTTGGATGAAGCTCCGGCGCCCAAGAAGAAGACGATCGGCTCCGTGATGCGGGCCGTGGCCAAGGAGGCTGCATAGTGGTTTGTGCGGTGTTTGGAGCAAGAGAAGGGGTCGCCGCAAGGTGGCCCCTTTTCTGTTTGGGAGAAGCATTACTTTTGGAGTCTAACTAACCCCAACAGAATCATGTACCCAGTAATCAGTGACAACCTGAACAACATCCGTTTGACCTTGGATGTCCGCACCGCCGGAACCAGCACCAACCCTGAAGGTCTCCCTGCCGAGATCGACGGTGATGTCCAGTACGAGGTACTGGAAGGTGACGTGGAAGTGGTCCCCACCGACGGTACCAACGGCAAAGAAGTGCTGCTCGTGAGCAACGCTCCCAACACCGTGAACCGCATTCGTGTGTTCGCCGACAAGCGCTTGGGCGAAGAAACGGTGCTGATCGAAGATGAGATCGTGTACACCGTGACCGCTGCAGAAGCTGCTGGCTTCGGCTTCAGCGGAGTGGCCGAAACCAAGTAAGCCATGAGGGTTGACGTCTTCTTCCCTGAGGTGGAGTTCGAGAACGCGCAAGTGTTCCGGCTCCAAGTGAACCGTACGTGCACGGTGAAGATTGTGGACGAAGCACGATCGGTCCGATGGTTTGCTGACAACGACCAAGTTCTTAGCATCACCACCGCTGAGGACGGCAAGTCCGCCGAGGTGAAGTCCCTTGCACCGGGAAAGTCCGAAATCTGGCTGTTCACCAAGGTCGGAGCGAACGATGTCATTGTGACCAAGCTGTTTATTGACGTGTTCGACCGCGAAGCAGCTTCTTTCAAGGTCACGTCACAGACGGAAGTGTCCAAGTAGACCACCCAGCGTTCAACTGAAAGGGTCACCGTAACTGGTGGCCCTTTTACATTGGTAGTAATGAAAGAGGGGCAGCACATCGCGCGCTGCCCCTCCCCCTTTTTTCAGTGTGCTCCTACGACCGTATGTAGACCGGACAGCTTGCGAAGTTGTACACTGTGTAAAACGAGACCAAAAGCGTTGGTATCACCACGATGATGGGTGTGACCAACTGCTGCTCAGTACCCGTCCAGACGTATTGCTGACCAGTGAATATGGCCACAGGCCTGTCCGTGAGCACGTTGTTCAGCTGGATCTCCGGAATGTGCGCCTCGTACGTGTTGCCAGCAATGGGTGTCAACACGATCGGAGGGAACAACAGCTCAGGACCTGGCTGCATGATCCAGAACGTTGTGCTGTTGACCAGGATCGTCTCTGGCGCAATGGGCGTGTATGCTATCTGATAGTCCGTGAGCAGGTTACTCCACACCACGATGGACCCGACCGGAAGCGTACCAACAGACCCCGTATCGCTCACGATGAAGTAGCGTGTTGCCGGCGGGTTGCTTCCGGGGTACGGAAGTTCAGCCAGGTCAATTGCGAACCGTACATCATACTGCTTAGGTGGAAGACAGGTCGGGTTGGTCTCAAACTCAGACGTGTAGATGATTGCCGCCGCATGCACCGGGCACGCGATGTAATTATAGCTCCAACGAGCCTGTGTCCATGGATTCGTGAAAGTGACCAATACCCAGTCCACCACATCACTCTCAACGCCCGTCCATGCTGTTTGCCAGACGCCTCCAACGAGAAACTGAAGACGCACCGGACGGTCTTGGAAGAACGTCTCCGGCGGAGGTGGTTGGTACCCGCGCAGGTAGTATTCGCCAACGCCAGCACCGGCCTGTATCCAAAGCGAAGCTGGAGCGTAGTAGGAAACCGCGGTACTGCCACTACTTGTGACCACATAAAACTCAGGCAGCAGCTGGTTTTGGATCACTGTTCCTGGAGGAAGCAGGAACGGCACCCATGGGATGACCGGACCACCTCCATTGTAGTTCGTGACCATGGTAAACGGAGGGAATGTGCCAAGACCATCGTTATCGCTGATGATGAGGAACACAGCTTCCGAATAGGCCGGATCATCGTACGCTGGCAAGTCCGACAGGTCTATCACACCATCCAGCTTGAATCCGCCGGTTGGCAGACACGGATCTACCGGGTCCGGACAACTGTCATTGTCCGTAAAAAAGCCAGCAATGAAATTCGACAGTGGATTGGTCTCGTGCAGAGCTTCAATGAACACGATGGAACCGAGCGGGAATGGCCCAAGAACCGCGATGTCGAACTCATTCAACGGAACAGTGTTTGTTGGCGCACCACCATTCACCGAGTATCGTACCACGACCTGTGTGCTTGGGTTATCGCCGGCAAACAAGATCTCCACGTCAATGCTGAACTCGTCATTGGGACAGTCATCTGTAACAACTACTGAAACACTAGGAGACGTGTTCGGTTGTGAACATCCGACCTGAAACAGCCATTCGGTCTGAGTTCCGTCCATCACGCTGTCGGACGAATCAGTATCCACCTCCATGTACAACTGCGTGCCCGCTGTTGTTGCAGTCAGACCGGACAGGCTGTCAACTGTACTTACAGCCAGCAAGATCCCGGAGTTATCGACACCATCATAGATCCGAATGATGTCATCCGAAGACTGGATGGTGCCAGAAATGAACGTGATAGTAATGGTCTGTCCGGGCAACGTGTTGAACAGCCAAGACTGATTGAAGTTCCCATACTGGTACTCCAGCAACAGGTTCGTCACACAATCCAGCTCAACGGTAAAATCCTCGGGCTCAAAGCGGGTGCTGACCGCTTGTGGGCACTGGTCGAAGTACGTAGCACGTACACCGTACGGCATGAACCCGGGCCATGGAACATCAACACCTATGGCCAGATCGTTTTCAACCCCTATCCACAGCGAGGACCATTCAGCATCTTCGTTCTGAACTTCAACGTACACGGTACGGTACCGCCCGACCGTGGAAGGTGGGTTCGTGGAGATCAACTGCCAGATGCCTCCCAACGCCATAGTCTGCACCAGCATGATAGGCGGATAAGCCTGTATGGCCGTTCCGCCACCCACTTGCCAAAGACCCGAAGCTCCGGAAGGAGAGTCCATCTGGAGCACGGTGCCGTCCGCAGGTGTGGTAAACACCGCATTCGTCACCGTCTGCCCCTCACGGCCCGTCCAGCCGTTCACAGCCCCCGTCAGGTTGCTCACAATGAGATAAGTCACCCCAGGCAGGGCAGAGGGCTCAAAAGCAACGTCAACAGCCCTATCGGCCGTTTCTGTGGCCGAATAGACCAAAGGCGTCGTAAAGGAGCCCAGGAACAGGTTGCACTCCGCATCAGCCAGGTTGGTGATGGTAAGCTGAACTGTGTCGCCATGCTGGTATGGGCCGACCAGGATAGCATCGATGCCGGTCATCAGGATGCCGGGTTGCTCGATGCCGTTAATGAGCTGGACCAGAAGGCCGACCGGGAAGCCGGTGATCGACACAATGTTCACGTCGATCGACCAGGAGTTGTTGGAGCAATCCAGCACAGGGTTCGTAGTGGCCACCAGCGTTCCGCAACCACCAATAGGCGGGACCACCTGAACGGGGGGCGCTGGCCACGTGCAGCCAAGGGCGCTGTACGTAGCTTCCACAGACTCTACATCCGCCGGCAAGTTTACCAGCACCGGATACCCGATGTCGTTCTCCGGACCGTTGTACACGATCACCGGCAAACCGTCCACAATGGCACGGACAGTGACCATGCGACCGGAGTACCACGCAATCTGTGGATACGTGGACTGCAGGGCATAAATGTTCGGTGCATTGAGCACCATGGTGACCGGCGGATAGAGCTGGCCAGGGCTGTTGAGTCCGAGCATTGTCCAGAGCACACCCCCTTGATCACGGAATACATCACCAAGGTTGAATGGAACCACTTCAAAAAAACCGTTCCATCGGATAAGCGTTCCGGGCACGAAGCTGGTGCCGATCGTATCAGTGGCCACGAGATACGTGTCTCCTACCAACGGAGGCCCTGCAATGATGGCTGCAAGGTCATCAGTATCCACCGCGGCAACGATGTCAGCCGTGATCACCGGATCACAGTTTGGAGAACCGGATGGTGGAGGGTCTCCACAGGGTACCAAATAGGGCAGGGGAAGGTTCTGGACCACTGTGTCCGCCTGGTAGAACCCGGCCTTGATGAGCAGCGTCCGAATGTCGTACTTGTGCACGGTGGAGAAATACGTGACCCAGCAGTTCATCTGGAACAGGCCCCAGTAATGCGCTTGGCCAAGGTCGATACCCGTACGCGCAATGTCCGAGACCCGAAGGTTGAACGCCTGCAACGCAAGGTCAGCCACCAAGCGCAGGTCTTCAATGAGCCGCAGGCTGTTGTCGCAGGGCGTCGTGAAACCGAAGTATCCGGAGTTGTCGATCGTGTCGAAGGCCTCACGAATAGCTGGAGCAATTGCTTCGTTCAGGCAGGCCTCCACACAGTCAGGGTACAGCCAGGTGTACGGCGTCTCGCAGCAGGATATCTCCTGCAAGCGAGGTGTGGCACATTTTAGCAGGTAGCGCATGGTGCAGCAGTTGTTGAGGTCGGAGCGCAGTCAGCGCAACGCTTGGACGATACCCGGAGTGTGGTGATCATGCGGGCCAGCATTTCAAGGTCCTGCAGCTGAGCTGGTCCGTAATCAGGAATGCCGGTCCAACGGTAGCGCAGGGAGAACACCGCGGCTTCGATTTCGCGGCTGACGATCGACATCCGGGTCAGCTCGTCCCGGTTGTAGTCAGCGATCTGGGAACCAGCCGGCGTTGCACACAAGTCACTGTTGCAGAAAATGGCGTTGGCCAGACGGAGCTTGCAGTTCTCCATGTCGCACAAGTCAATGACCTCGGTCTTCCACACCTGTCCGCCAGGAGCCGTCACAGTGATCAAGTATACCGTGTCATCGTCGTTCACGAACTGGAACGGGAAGTTGCTGTCCGCGATCGACTGGTTGAGCAGAACCGTGTTGTCGGACAGGTCCTTGATCTCTACTTGGTAGAGTTGGCCCGTGTTCAGTGCATTGGCCGGACGGTCCAAGCTGATCACGTAGGTGTGGCAGTCCGTCTTCGTCACCTTGAAGCCATTGCACACGTCCAGCGTGTACTGGCAGGTCTTGGCGCCACCGCAATCTTGAGCTTCGATGGTCACTTGATAGCGACCATATTGCTCGATAAGAACGCTGAAGTCCGTTTCAACCAGACCATCCACACAAGCAACGGTGCTGTCGTAGACCGTCACCGGAAGTCCGGTCGTGGCATCGATGCGTTGAACCAGCGTGCGCACGGTGCAAGGGCATTCCGTGAACACGGTCACTTCAAGCAATTCACCAGTCTCTGCAAAGTTTTCTTCGGTGGTGACCGTTGTCAGGTCCGAACCGGAATCATAGACCACGGTGGCCACGGTGTACAGTCCGCTGTCATCACTGAACACGGTGATCACTGAGCCGATGGGAAACAGCGTGGTGCGGTCGCCTGTAAAAGTCAGGGTCAGCGGGCATCCGGTGCCTGGCTCTGTTTTTTCTTCCAATGGAGTGAGCGCCTCTTCCATGTGAAAGGGGAATTGCGCCTGAATGGAGAAATCCAGCGAATTGCCAGCGCTCACGCATCCGGAACAGGTTGTACCAAGCACAACGCCGTTCACACGAAGCTGAGTGGAACAGTCCATGCAGATGCGATGCGTCTCCTGTGGCAAGCAATCGTAGCACGTGTTGTGCGAAGACACCAAAGTCAACGCTTGGGACACTAAGCAGTTGCCCTGGCCGCACACGCGGAAGCATTGGTCCGGATACTCCGCAACACGGACGATCGCACCCGGATAGATGTTGCTGAGATCTGTCGTGGTCACGCCGAGCAGGCCAATACTGATGGCCGAACAAGTAACGCTTACATCAGCAGGATCAGCAGATTCCAAGTAGAAGGCACCAGCATTGCCCGGAACAACCGGGTTATCCAGTGGCGGGATCCGACTAGCACGATATGACGTGGTGGAGTTGATGAAGTAGACCAGTCCGCCAATGAATTCCTCCAGTCGCTCACTGGGCAACAACGAAGTGCTGATCATTGCACCGTAATTCACTGAAAGCACGCCGTCAATGGTGATACCAATGACCTGGCTGGCCACAGCTGGGTCCAGCATCTGAACAGAGATCAATGAACGAGGCCCGTGACAGGCCAACCGCTTGAATCCTGGCGAGGCAGTATGAATGATGTCATTGGTCAGACAGTTGACCAATTGCACGGCATCAATGCACGTACCGTTGTCTGTATTAAAGCTCTCGTCGTAATTGCAGGAAGTCGGGTCAGTACATCCAGCTACAGAAACGTCTGCAATAGAAGAGTGGTGAAGCAACCGTTCTGTTCTGGCAAAAAGCTGGAAGGTTGTAGTGCTTATTCCACCATCCACCGAACTGTTCAAGCCTGGGCGATATGGGAATAAGGAAGTACTCAGCTGCGAGGATCCAGCAAAGACCGCAAAGGCATTGAGAGCCGAATGCGTGTAGTAGTCCACAAGGCTCGGAGAGGCTGTGGCAAGCGATGGGTTCGTGAGGTACATCGTTATCGCACTACCCAACGGAGCACTTTGTCCATGAGCACGAAGAGCATTGTATCCACCCACCAGAACACGATTGCTTCTCCACACGATATCATCGAAGCGATTGTTCGCATCAGATCCACCGCCGTATCCTGTCGCCGGATATCCAGGAAACGCCGTGGCTATGGCCGCATTATGGTCCCAAACAGCAGTAGTTGTGAAGTACGGAAGCAGGGCGTCGATGTTCAGCAGATATCTCAGTCGATGAGACGTGAGAAAAATCAGTTCCGAGATCGGCCCACCCTGATTCGCCACACGGCGCGGAGCCTCTGCTGGAAGAAGCATAGAGCTCAGGTCGGTCGTTACCCACGTCAGGCCACCATCATCGGTGCGATGCAAGAATCCACCGACAAGCGAACCGCTCAACAAGATGACACCTTGGTCCGTACCCTTCCAGACCATATCCATCAACGGCCCGGCACCAACGGTCGCCGGAAGCGAAATGCCGACGAACGTTGCTCCGCTGTTGCTACTGAACATGAGCGCTGAAGAAGTCAGCACATACAGTTCGTTCTCTGTAGTCCACTGGACCTGACGGATGGTACCGGCAGCGCCCAGGGCAGCAGAAGTCCAGTTATCACCACCATCCACGCTGATAGCGACCTTGTTGTCACCTACAACGGCCATCTTCAGCGGGTCCTCCGCATTGATAGCAGTGCGCTCATAATCGTGCAGTTCGTTGTAGACGGAGGTAAGTCCGTTCGGAACTGCGTCTAGTCCGGTGTAGAAGTTCGATGTGCCGAGACCGTCCTTGGTCAAGGCGAGAATTCGTGTTGCCATTGGGGTTAGTCGTTAAGTGGTTTGCGGATGGTCTTGTCAGAAACGAGGTCGTAAATGTCAGCGAACGTGGCACCGCCCGGTGCAAAGTACAGGGCTTTCTCTGGATGCAGAGGTACGTTCATCAAGCGCCAGGCGTTGTTCAGCACGGGTATTGCACTGCCTCCACCACTGCCGGCCATGGTATAGACCAAACCGGGTGCGGAACCAGCAGCACCGTCCCATGCGATCTGCTTGAGCATGTCGAACATCTTGCGTTCGTACGTGTAAGCGGACTGCTTGTTGGGAGCAGTGATGAAGCTGTCCTCGTCATCATCGTCCTTCAGACCGTTGTAGATGAGGTAGCACAGAATGCACAGGATCGCGTCGTAGCTCAACTTGGCCAGCGCTCGCTTGTCAGCAGGGCGCATGTTCTTGAAGTCGGTCGTGCCCATTTCCCGGGCATCGGACAGCATCTTGAACATGTTGCCAAGAGCGGTCACGTAGCTGGTAATCTCTCGGCGCTCCCACACGGCCATCTTCTTACCGGACGCATCGGTCTTCATAACCAGACGGCCACCGGCATCCGAGTTGATGTCCCGGCCATGCCAGTTGTAGATGCGGTCCATCATGTAGGTCTTGAACGTGGTGAACATCCGACCGTACCATGCGCTGGAAAGGTTCGCCTTCTGCGAGGCATCCATACCACCGATGATGTACTTGTCAGCGATCCACTTGAACGTGCGGCCCATTTCAAGGTCGTAGCCCAGACGCAAGGGCTCGTTCTCTTTCTGATCCACCACACCTTGCTCGATGAGACGACGCTTCACCTCTTTGATAAGCACGCCACCGTCCTCGGTCAGCTTGCCATCGGCGCCGTACCAGCGACGGTCCTTCTTTTCGTCGTACACCACTTCGCCTTTTGGGGTCAGTGAGTACGCATCCCAGGAGCCGTCCTTCAGCATCTGTGCCATCATCACCATGCCACGCGTGTTGTTGTCGGTCCAGAAGTTACCGATGTTCATTGCGTGTCCGGAGAACAGCAGCTTGCGCGTATGGCTCTTGTTGAACGAATCAGCCAAGTCCTGTTGCTGCCACTCATTGATGAAGTGCTTCTCCATCAGTGCAGCCATCTTGTCCCGCTCCTTCTTGCTGGCCATGCGCTTGACTGCTTCGGCAAAGTGCTTCGCACTGAACAGACCATCATCTGCAATGGACGATGCTATGGAGAACCCAAGCATCTGCAGGTTGTTCATCACGCCGCTAGCCAGTGCAACTTTCCAGTTCCACGCCACACCGATGAACGATGACGCACTGATCGCCATGTTCATGATCGGAGCAGGGTTCACGCCCATGACGTTGAACGTGTCCTTGATGGGCTCGTTGTAGATCATGCGCATGGCGTAATCCTCAAGGCTCTTCAGGTTGAACCGTTGGTCAACGCTCTCTTCCAAATTCTTGGCCAGCAACAGTGCGCGGGCTCCGTTATACACAGGGACCGTTTCCTCTTCGTGAATGATCTGGCGGTCGGTGGCCAGTCGCACGTAGTTCAAAATGATCTCCAGGTTCATGGTCGAAGCCATGTTCCGTTCATCCGCTTCCGAGATCAGCTTGCCGTCCACGATCTCCAGACCCATCCGGCGAAGACGCGTAGAGCCGCCGATCTTGGAGAGCGGTTCGTGTATCTCCAACTCAGAGCCATAGGTGTTAGACACCCGGCCCTTCTCACGCTCTCCGCTGTTCTCTCCGCTCACGCGATCAGCATCCTGTGCGTAGATAGCATCCATGTTCGCACTGGCACCGAGCGACGTACTGAACGCTTCCTTGAACTTCAGGTTGAACACCGCCTCACTGGCCGGCCGGCGAACCACAGGAACCCATCCGCGTGGATAGTGCTTGGTCACGAACGCTTCAGCTTCTTTGCGAGCAAGCGCTTCGTCGAAGATGCCGGTCACCGGATCCCAATGGCGCATGTCCATCTTGTAGTCATGAACGGTCTTGTCCACCATGGCCTTGTGGATCTCATCCAACGCGTAGTTGGCAAAGTCCAGTTCGGCCTGGGTGAGCTTTCCGGCCTTCAATTTGGCCGCGGTAGCTGGGTCGTTCTTGTTCCAGTGGAGCGTGTTGGTGTGCGCGCCGATGAGCTCTGTGCCATCCTTGCGGTACACCTTGTCCACACCTTCCTCGCCGCTGAGCTTCCACATGGCCTCAAAGCGTTTCCAGCCACGGTCGGCCAGCTCTACGCCACCCGGAACCTTCATGAAACTGGACTTCTCTTCCAAGGCCTTGATGCGAGCCGTCATTTCAGCGCGGAACACACCGTTTTTCGCAGCCAGTTTCATTACCGCTTGTTCGGTCTTGCGTACCACGGTCTGCACCACATCGCTCTGGATGTTGTGCGTGTTCTTCAGCAGGTGACCCACCATGCTCGTATCACGGATGGAGTTCGGGTTGGTCCGCCCATGCTGGTTCATGTCTTCAACCAAGTGAGCGAGCATGATGTATTCCGGGTCTGTGACCAGGTAAGCCTGTTTGTAGTCTTTCTGCATCATGCGCTGACGGTAACGAATGGCATCCAGCAGATTGGCATTGCTGCCCTCTTCGCTGAACATTGCCTTTTCAGCAGCGGTACGCAAACGGTCACGGGCTGCAGTCTCCGTGAACGAACCACCTTCACCGGACGTACGCAGGAACTCGATGTACTGCTGCAGGAACGGCTGGTTGTACGCGTCCATGTCGAACAGGGTCTCATCGTTCAACACCGCCTTGATGTTGTCCGGTATCTCGTTCATGAACGCAGGGATGTTTTTCAGTAACCGCACCTCGTGGATGAAGTCGGACATCCATACACCTCCGTCCTTCCCGTCCTTCAGGCTCAACGCCTTGATCCGGTGAAACGAAATGTTGGGGTTGGCCTGCTTCATGGCCATTGCCGTGAGCCCCATCAGGAATGTCCGGGCGCCGGAGCTGCTGTTGTGTGTGCGCAACTTCTTCAGTGCTGACTGGAAAGGGCCGTGCATGTACACGGAGAGCAGGTAAGGACCAGCTCCAGTGTCACCACCGGGATTACCACGGGTTGTGGGGTCAAGCAGTGACACCGACTTCTTGCCGTTGCCATCCACGTACACCTGAACGATCGGGTTGAACCCATCGAAGCCAGGCACATACTTGATGCCCAGCTCGCTCACCGGGATCTTGCGACCGTCCGATGTGGTGATGATGGTGTTCGGGTCCTTCAGGTCCGTATACTGAAGATAGATAGCGCCGGTCCGGTGCCCAGATGCTTCCTTGAACCACTTGGCGGTCTCTTTGGTCGTCATCGGGTTGCCGTCCGCGAAGACCATCTTGGTGTTCCAGTTCTGCTCAAGGTCGCCGGCCATGTTCATCACGTCCATGACCTTTAACTTGGTCTGTGCGTCGCTGGTGGACACCTTGGGCATCACGTTCTTCCGGAGGTACTCCCGGATCTGCGTATCCGTCATTCCGTCGATGGAGAAACGAATGCCATCTAGCTCCTGTGCAATGCGTGAACGGTCCAGCCTGTTGAACAGACGCTCGACGTACTGCGAAGCCTGACGTTCTTCGTGCGTGATGAACGCCTTGGGGTCCGTCTGGAATCGGTCAACCAGGTCACGGATGTCCGTCACTGGCTTGAACTGTGGAGAAAGACCATGCTGTGCCGCGTTGGACATGCGGAACGCCTCACCCATCGGCATGCGGTCGATACCGCTCCGTGAGGAACGCTTGATGTAGTCGTAGGACAAGCTGGTGATGCGGTTCACGTAATCGTTGCGTACGTACCCTGGAAACAGCGAGCGGATCGCATTGATGATGCGCCAGAAGATGTTCTGCTTGCTGCCAGGAGCCAACGAGCGAAGGTGCTGCTGAAAATCTGGGTTGCTCAGGGTCTCAGCCAGGAACTCGTGCACGTCTTTCATGCCGTAGTGATCCGAATTTGGATCCAGGGCCTTCACCTCGTTGAAGATGGTCTCCACTTTCTTGCGGAACTCAGCTTCCCATGCATTCAGCGAAGCCTCCGGAGCGTTCATCACACCCATGAGGAACCGGTGCAGCGCTTCGTGCAACAATGTGTGTTCAGCATCTAGCTGCGTAATACCGTCCGACAGCATGATGTCGCCAGTGCTTGTAATGCGGCCAGCTACTCTGCCGCGAGCTCGCATATTGGCCACATACGAATCACGGTCGTGTATCTGCAACTGCTCACCAAGGAACTCAGCAAGCTGACGGTACATCGGATGTTCCGTCTTCGACTGCAGCACCTTCAGCGCTTCCTTCAGCTGCTTTCCTTTCAGCTCCATGTGGCCGGGACCATAGGCAGACTTCTCCGACTTGGCAAAGCCCTTGCTGTCCACCTTCAGGATGTTGTTGGCCAGCGCTGGGTCTTCGTTGTTGCGAAGCTTGTGCGAGCCTGTGAGCGTACTGGCATCGAGTGTAATGGTATCTCCGGACTTCGTGAACTTGATGGACTGTCCGGTCGGCAGGGCCACCTCGTTGCGCTCCATGATCCAGCCGGTCGTGGCTGCAATGGGAATCACCACATCCATACCGCGCAACAGTGCATCGTAATCGCTCTTGCTCCAACGCTTGTGGACGTTCAATGCAGGACGTGACGAAGGAGCAAGGTCGATGACCGTACCAAGCTGGCTCCATGGAGAGTTTACCAGCTCGCCGGTATTCACATCGAACACCGAGTAGGTCCGCATCGAGCCGACCGTTTCTTTCTCAGCATAGTAACGAGCGCCGCGCATCTTGGCCGACTTGGCAGACCAAGGGAGCATGCGCGGATGACCCACTACGAACTGACGCTTGGCAATGTCCAGCATCTTGTTGATGTTGATCTGACTGCCATCGTTCAGCGGCACCTGGTGAAGCTTTCCGTACTGCACTACACCAGCATGCAAGCTGTTCACGAAACTATCGTAGCGCAGGTACTCTTGAATGGGAACGAAACGAGCGATGGAAGCACTGCCCACAGCGAACTTGTCTTTCATCATGCTGTACAGCGTGACCATCTGCGACATGGGAACGTTCAGACCGTTTGCCACATCGCCGGTGAAGATCTCGTCAAGGCGCTCAGCCGCACGACGCACAGCTTCCGATTCACGCACGTCATTCATAATTTTCCGTGCCTTGGGCACCTCCAGTCGTGGTGTGCCCTTGTCCACGATACGCAGCGAGTTCAGAAACTCGTTCTGCTTCATCAGGATCTTGCGTGGGTCACTGTTCTTTAGACGCTCCACACGAGCCATCATGGCTTTTAGGAAGCCCGGGAACTCCATGACGTAACGGTAGTGGCCACCCGGACCGCTAAGCGAAATGGGCTCCATGCCCCTGGTCAACCGGAACTGGCTATTGCCATGTGCTGTGTTCAGGTAACCCACGATCAAGGCCTGTTCAACCAAGTTCTCCCAATCGCGTCCAGCTTCGTTCGGCATGAACTCCATGCCAAGATCCTGGATCAGATCAGTGCGCGCATTGTCAACCAGGTGGTGCGCAAGCAGAATAGAATCAGAGAGCGTTTGACGCCCCCACTCAGCGACACCGTAGAAGCCGATCATGCTCGGTATCTGCTCCATGATGCCACGAGCATCAATCACATCGTTGTACTCACCCACTCCACTACCCACCGCATTGTTGGCAAGGCCAGCCCATGCAACACCCAGTGTCTTCTGCGTGTCATTCTTGAACTCCTTCATTGCTTCAAGCGAATGCGGGATGCCCTTGGTGTTGATGGAGAACACACGGGAAAGGGCAGAAGATGCTTCCCCAATCGTAGCGTTCAGCTCCAGCCTCTTCAGGCCACGGATACGCTGAAGCCCATTCGGGTTCTCGGCCAACCATTGATTCATCTGCTCCGTGTCGGGCTCTTGAATAGCTACTCCATTGACGACACCTCCAGTGCGCTTCCACTCAGCGTGGTCTTTCATTGCCTTGACAACGTGTTCAGGCGGCATTGCTTCGCCCAGTTTCGCAGCAATGGCGTTTTGAAGCGTCTTCTTCCGAACACCGGAATCGCTCATGCTGTAGCTGTCAGCAAGCTGGTTAGTGCGCACAGCATCCTGAATGATGGGGTCTTTCAACATCAGGAACGCCTCCTTCATGGAAGCGCCGTTGATGATAGCGCCCATCAGCAGATTCACGTTGTACGAGTTCACCCCCAGCTGACCCATCACCATCAGCTTGGTATTGTCCAGCATACCGTTGAGCAACTGATTGATGTTGGCCATGACCGGACGGCCGGTGCTGTCCTTGGCTTGTGGCATCCACCCATCGAATAAAGGACTGTTGCCCTTCTCGTCCATGGTCTTCAGCGCAGCCTCCATCATGTAGCCATAGGCCTTCATGTGCTGTGCACCGATACCGATCAGCTGTGCGCCGTCCGAAGCCATCTTTCTGGCCAACGAGTTGTGCGAAGGCGTGAACAGTTCCATGCGCATGGCGTCTGCACCGTACACTTCAGGAAACTCAGCCATCAGCTCTTCCGCCACGGCCACAAGATCTTTGGTACCGGTGGAAGCCATGATCATTTCAGCGTTGGCAGGGTCCTGATAGAACTGCCACAACGCATTCATGATGTTAGCCTGATTGACCGTCAGCGGGTCGTCACTGTCCAACGGCTCAATGGTCTCAAGCTTGGACCCATCGTCTTCGTCCACCTGAGCCTTCACGTTGCGGAAGTACACCGACAATTGATCACCATCAAAGTCACCACCAGTTGGTACGTTCATTCCTGCAGGCGTGTAGATGCTGTTGCCGGAATCATTGATGAACCCGACGATCTTCATCCACTGGCCAGAGCCAAGACCGGACGAAGGTGTACGGGTTACAAACACGTTTAGGTACCGCTCAAATGCAGCCAGACCAGCCTCACCTTGGTCACGAAAGATCTGCTCCTTCATGGCGTCAATGGGCATGGATGGGTCGGTGATGCCAAACGTAGCAGCATGCACGAACTTGATCATAATCTCGCCCGGCATGTACTGGCCATTTTCAATGCGCGGAGGCAGAAGCTCACGCATGCTTTCAGTCTTCACTATCTGTGAAGCAGGAGCAGGATTCTGTGCTTCCCACTCATTCATTGCAGCGGTCTGGTCCTCCAACTCTGCGCTTTGCTGAGCGGCAACATCTCGTTGCACTGAGTAGTTGGCCAGCTCTTCTTCGCTAGGGTCAACAACTTGCTCTGTCACCTCAGGCGTAAGCAGTCCATAGGCGCTGACCTGGGTAAACATTTGTCCGTGCATCTTTGGATTGATGCCATTGCGGGACAGTTCGTTCGCCAAGAATTCCACCAACTTCGGACGAAGAATAGGGTTGTTGATGTCGCTATTCGGGTTCGTGAGCATGTCCACAAACTGACCAGTACGGCCATCGGCACTCATCTTGCGCAACCCAATGCCGCGCATCCATTCTTGGACCTTCTCAGTGCGCGTCGTACCAGACTGCCCCTGGATCATCACAGCCAGCTTGTTCAGGTAGTTCTCGGAGATTTTCTGTTCGATCTCGCGAATGACCTGCAGCTGAGCCCGACTTGCTTCCGATTCCGATACGCCAAACAGAGAGCTGAGCTGCGTGAAATACGGAGCCTCCATTTCGTCCGGATCCGTTGTGCGCTCCAGTACCGTCTGCAGACGCCAGAAGCGTGAGTCCACAGCCAAAGAAACCAACGGCGTATCGATGGCCAGTTGGTTCACGCCACGAAGACCCATCTTCACGTTGCTCTCCGAGGTGAGTAGGTGCACTAGCTGGTCACTTACACCCAGCTCCTGTGCTTTCTCCATGACCGCATCCGTGGCCTTGGCAAACGCTTCAGGATTCGCATCACCAATCGCATTGTTCCAAGCATCGAGCAATGGCGTTCCGGGTATCACAGAGCCGTCAATGCCGGTCAACTCAGCCATAAGTGAGCGCTGCGTGATCTGTTGCAACCACAGGTTCTTTCCGTACAGTTCCGGCGAGATCACAGCCTCGCTGTACTTCACCTTGATGGAGTTGGTGCTGATGATGCGCTTGTTGACCGAAGCCTTGACCAGACCCTCCTGTCCACCGAATGCACGGCGAGCAATGGCCCACCCCCATGGCGTGGTGTAGCCCTGGCCATCCAGATGACTGACGCTGTTGCCGTTTTCGTCAATTGTCGTCATTTCAGAGAACACCGCAATGCGCGGCTCCAGCGGCATTCCGAACTGGCCACCGATCAATGGCTCGTGACCAGGAGAGAATGCAGTCACGCTCCGCTTGATGTAGTCCTGTGCGTTCTTGTAGTTGTGGGAGCCGCCGTCGATGACCGTACCCACCCAGTTGTTCACCAGGTGGCTCATCACGAAGTAGCCATACATCATGTTGCGACGACCGTTCGCATCAATGTTCACAGCAGGATGTTGCCAGCCGATACCTGGCGTGGTTACCGTCTCGCTCTTTACCACCTCAACACCGTTCTCCATCACCTTCGTTTCCACGGTCTCGGTCTTACCGTTGACCATTTCTTCGAATGCCTTGAAGTAGGGCTCCATGATCTCGTCCATCACAGCTACTGCACCCTTGTCGGACTTCAGCATCTTGTCCCGGTTCGCACGGCTGTAGATGCTGGAATCCGTCATCATGATCGCATGCCCGAACGACACCTTGTCGCCGTCGATCATGTAGTCAGAATTCATGGCCAGCAACGGCGATGCTTTCACCAGGTATTTGAAGCCCGGACCTTGTGCGGCATTCAGTTTGGCCAGCACTTCCGATGCCTTTGCACTGGAGGGTAGACCAAAGAACGCAGCCCATGACCGAACCGAGTTGCCAGCAACCTGGTCCCGGTACGTGAACATATCCCTCAACCAAGCAGCCATTGGCTCCTTATTCACCGTGATGGAGCCATTGGTCTTGTTGAACAAGCGCTGGTTTCGGTCACCGGTAGGAATGTCGAGCTGATACAGCAGAATGGCATCACGGTCACCGAAGGGTGTGCCAGCGATACTCAACCGCTCTTCCTTGCGTGAGGACATGATATCCCGAACGAACAGATCATAGCCGATGCTAAACGCGTCACCTTGCGACAACTTGTTCGCATTCTTACCGGTCTCCTTTGTACGGGACGAGACCCCGGAGCCCAGGAACACGTTGCTGATACGCGCTGTGCTGTTGGATGGGTCAAGCAATGGAATGAGCGGAACCCCTTCTTTGCTGAGCAGAGCAGGGTCACGCTTGGCCAAATCCCTGGCCAGCATTTCCATGGCCTTGGATGAATGACTGTCCTGTGAAGCGCCTGGCAGCAGTTTGGAGAACGCTGTACCGAGGTTCGTAGCGTAGATGGTCTTTCCTGTGGCACCGACCATACGCTGCATGTAGGACGCTCCTTTGGAACGGTTCTCCACTGTGGCCAGAGCGCGGTTCAGCGCGAAGAACATCGAAGGCATCGGGTACTCATCAACGCCGAAACCGTCTGAACGACGGTCTGCAATGTCACCTACGGTCTCTTCCCCAACACCTCCGTACGAATCATTGAAGGAAGCAATCGTTTTGTTGGAGAACAGCGAGCTGTCCTTCTTGCCGGTCTCCACACGATGAATACCCGCATGAATGGAGTAAGCCCACATACCAACGATGGAAGGCAACAAGGTCTTCTCTGCCCCTTCATTCGCTTTCAGCAAGTGGTCGATAGTGCGCGCGCTTACCGGGTAGCCGATCGCCTCAAAGAACTCTGCGAAGGCTTCCGGCTGCGTCTTGAACTCAGCACTGATCGAGAAGTTCAAACCCTTGCGGCGAACCAGCATGTTGCCGGCACCGTCCAGGACACCTTCCTCCGTGACCTTGAACTGTGGCGTCGCCTTATCCTTGGCAGAGCCCACGGCCCACTTGGAACGGAAGTCGTTGTCAAGACTGATCGAAGAAGGTCCGTTCGCAAAGAACGGGTCTCGCAACGATGTCTTCATGGTACTCAGCACTTCACTGATCGCATCGAAGGTCAGGCGTTTGTGGTTGAACTTCGGCTGCGGCGCTTCACCGAACTGGTCAGTGCCTTCACCTTGGTAATGCTCCACCAGCCAACGGTTGCTTGCGGAGAGCTCTGCCAGCATACGCACCACGTTACCCAGCACACGCTCAGCTGCATCAATGCGAGCATCAATGTTCTCGAACTCCTTGGTGTTGGGTGTGTACTGGCTGAGCAGCCAACCGGCATTCGCCGTCATGTACGCGTAACTGCGAAGCTGGTTACCCTCTTGGTCCAGATAGAACCCATCGGGATCCAGGTAACGCTTGTAGAACGTGTTGAGGTACATCGCCTCCTTGCTCTCCGGGTCCACAGCCATTGCCTTGCGAACAGATTCCGCCAAGGATTCAATGGTGGACACTTCCTGCGTGGGAATGGAGAACTGAGCAGCCTGTTGAACGAGGAACGTCATCAGCTCCAGGTCCACATCATACGGGTCACCAATGACACGGTTCTGGCCACCCGGCATGCGCTGGATCAGCGACATGGACTGCAGAGATAACCGGGACAGGTCGCTTTGACGCTTGAACGGATTCAGGTTCTCGTTCGTGTCGTGTGCGTTTGCCGTAGAGTTCTCAATGGCCTCCACGTCGATCTCCATGTTGGCTTCGTACTCTACCGCATCAGCAAGCTCTACTTGCGTGATGTCAGCATTAGGCAGAGCCACACGGGTGATCATTTTGAACACCTGTGGGTCTCCTTTGTACCATGCCACGTAGTCGGACCACTGTGCATCGGTCATGGCCAGCACATCCTGCTTAGTGGCATTGTCGAAGGACTTGACATTGCCTTCAGCGTCCGTCAGGGAGGCCACTACCCGTTGCCGGCGAGCAGCGAAGCCTTGGAGCACTTTAGTAGCTGCTTGTGACAGCGTAGGAAGACTACGACCAAATTCCGAATCAACCGGTGGAGCATAAAGCGATTCACCGATGATCTCGCGCACTGTGTCGTCCACCACAGCCACCGCGGTCGCGTGTGAGCCGAAGATGTTGGACAGTACGTTCATGTCCTCATTCACCGAACGCTTTTTGCCGGTTGCATCTGGACGACGAGCTGGAGCAGGAGTTGATGGGTCGAAGCTGGCTGGCAACTCACCATCCTCACGAACAGAGTTGCGCACTACGGTCCGGCCACCCAAGTCATGGTCCTGTGCGCCACGGAACTCACCGTTCTCAATGCGGTACAGCAGCTCACCGATACGGTTGCTGTACATGCCCCAGCGTCCAAGCATGGCACGGAACCATTGCATGAACCGACCGAAGAACGTAGACGTGTCGTATGAAGGTGATTCGTACTGCTCAGCGATGAACTCGTTGGCTTGTTCGTCCGTAACCTGCCAGTACGGAATGTTGTACTTCTCAGCGTAAGCCCGTGAAGCCTCGTTAATGATGGACATCCGGCTCTGGTCGTCCAGCAACGTGTCCAGCACCCGGTGAACAGCTTCGTGTCGAGCCACACCCATCAGCACACGGCCCTTGGCATCCAAGTTCAGGGTGATGTACCCGTTCTCCATGACACCGTGGAGCGCGGTTCCGTCAACAGCCTGAAGGTTGGAACGGAAGTCCAGCTGATTGTCCACGAACCGATCACCGAACACCTTGCGATAGTAGTTCTGTGCGGCCTCTTGTGATTCGGTACGCGACGTGTCACCAGCAGATGCAGCACGACGACGAACTGGAGCACGATACGGAGCTGAACTTACTCCAGTGCCAATGACACCTGACGAGTTCGCGCCAATGGCAAACTCTGGAAGGTTCACACGGTCCGTTGACGGTATCAGGTCCCAGGTGTTGTCGATGATGCTCATGCCACCAGCGGAGCGGTTGCCGATCATCGCAGCCTTGGTAAGCATGATCTCGCTATCACGTACCAGTTCTACGGCTTTGCGAAGGTCATTGGCCCACTTGAGCGGGGTCATGCCTTGTGCACGGGTGCCGCGAAGCATCTGCGGCTTTCCCTTCTCGTTGATGGTCAAGAACTCATTCAGGCCTTCAACGACAAATTGCCCATCCTTGATGAGCACACTGCGGTTCCACTGGATAAATCCGAATGCTTTCGTCTTCTCGATGTTGTCACGGTCAAATGACGGTACTGCAGCGATCTCATCCGTGACGTTATCCAGCTCACGAATCAGGTCCTGGTAATACTTGGAATCAGCTTCCTTGGTCCGCATGAACACCTTCGTAGCAGGTGCTCCGTCCCAAGCAGAAACCTCCACAACAATTGCCGGCATCGACACCAGGTCTGTTCCCTCTTTGCGAGTCCATCCAGCGCCCTGTGGACTTCCGGCATGCGCCATCACAGGGTCGGTGACGAACAAGCCACGTCGCTCTACCAACTGAATGAAGGCTTCGTAATCGCCAACAGCTTCAGCCTCCACATTGTTACGAACGCCTTCGTACAGCTCACCGACTGGAATGTTGGAATACTTGGCGATTGTCTTACCCTCTTCCCATTCATTGGCGAATAGCTCTTCGGCAAAACGATCCATTTCCAGTTTGAATGGACTGTCCTGAGCCAAGGTGTTCATGAACAATGAACCCACCATGGTGTACCCAGCGGCTTCAAGTTCTGCCTGGGTCATCTGGGGCATCTTGTTCTCCTTCAAGATCCTGTTGACCATGGCTGCACCGTTGGCTACATGAACCTCGACACCAGGAACCTTGGCAGCTCCATTGTCTCCGGTCCATTCACCCTCTACACGCTTGACTAACTTCATTGTGAAGCTTCCTGGATCTGACCAGATAGCCTTCATTACGCCCATACGGATGACGAAGGCCTTGTTCGTGATAGAGAGCGCGGTTTCGTTGTTCGGGAACTTAGGCGTCCAGCGGAACGAAGCAGAAGAACTGATGAACGCTGTTCCGGCGCTGTCGCTGCGTTTGGATACACGGGTTGGAACTCCTGCAGGAGCATCTTCAGGAATGGGGTTTTCACCTTCCTTGTCATCCACTGGCTCTTCCTCGTTGTCGGTAGTAGGCTCTGCATCATTGGGGTCAGCCGTAGGAACCGGAGTGCCCTTGGCGTTCTTCAGGAAGCTGTTCTTGATACGCAGCTCGTCACCGTTCTGACGACGAACCTTGGTCACCTTGCCATCATCCTCCACCACGGTCAGATACTCACCGTAAAGATCCTGCATAGCCCGGCCTTGCTTGCTTTTCTTGAACTTGGAGTTCACCTGAACCATTGCACCTGGTGCGCGGCCTTTCTGTACGACCGGTGCATTCGGATCCGTTGGTGCCGTAGTGGGCGGGGCAGGCGCCGTTGGAGCGGTCGGCACAACGTCAGCTGGTACACGTGGTGCCAGGTCACGATGCACGGCAGACAGGTACCCGCGTACCCGTGACGAAATCTCGTTGAGGCTTTGACCGTCCGAAGGGATGGGCATGATCTTGTCCACCTCAGAGGACTGACCATTCGGAAGCAGTGCAACAGCACCGTTCTTACCACGGCTGATCGCTGTGTATAGGAAGCGTCCGAAAGCATTGTCGAAGCCAGCAGGGTCCAGCGCCACGAACGCTACGTTGGCTTCGAGACCAAGCACGCTGTGCTCGCCTCCGTCCATGGTCAGGATACGCGCTTCGTGTCCAGGTGTGAATGCGGAGATCTTGGCCATTGCCAGGATCGCTTCCTGACGCTGTGCCTCGTCCTTCACAATGAGAATGGCGTCACCGCTGAACTCACTGTTGTTCACGCTCTCGGACAAGTGCGCTCCGAACGCATTGTAGATGGAAGAGATACCACCTCCGGACATGTACCGTACACCGTGGTTGTTCTTGGTGTAGTGCGATGCCGGCAGGACGATAGAGTTCTGGGTGCCGCTGGCGATGTACGAACGCAGTGCATCAATGGAACGCAACACCTCGGCGTTGTTGTGCCGGAAACTCACTTGAAGCGGCGCCGTACGCATGGATGCGCGCTGCACAGGGAACGTGTAAGACATGTTCCGGAGCGAAGGCACCTGAGCAGGGTCACCAAGCATCAAAGCCCCCGTCTCCGGGAGCTTCTCCATCATGCCCTTCATCTGAAGGACCGCATTGCCATCCATGACGTGCGCTTCGTCGTAGATGATGAGATCCAGGTCTTTGGGCGGATTGCTCATGTCCGTGATGTGTACAGGCTCGTGCGTGTACTCCTTGGTGGACATCACGATAGCACTGGAGAGCTCCGTTACGTTCTTCGTACCGGGCGCTATGATACCCACACGAAGCTTCCGGCCCTTGATGTTGGCTACCGTGTTCACGATAGCAGGGATCAGCATCTTCGTCTTGCCCACACCTGGCATGCCCGGGATAGTGATCGCACGAGGAATGATGATCGCTCCTTGAGCCAACGGAGCAACGATAGTCGTGAGCTTGTGGGTCAGGTCATGGTCCGGATTGCTCAGGAACGAACTGGCCTCGATCACACGCTGCTGCTGTTCTTCGTTTGGAGCGTAGCCCACAGTGGATGCTGCGGTACCGACGAACCGTGCGTAAGCGTCCAACACGGTCGCGTGACGGTTCCGGGACAAGCGGCTCACCCAGCCCACCATGTACTGAAACCCAGCCATAGCCTTCACGATGGAAGGCTTCTGTCCATCATCCAGAAACAGCTCTTCATTGAACCTTGCCGGAAACGAAGCATTGTCGATGGACTTCGTTTCGTAGTAGTTGGAGGCTGACTTCAGCTGACCGTTCAACAGGTCACCGTAGGTCTCCTTGATCAGCGCAATACCCGTCTCATCACCGGTGACTAAAAGCTCGCTCACCATGTCCTCCGCACGGTTCACCAGCACCTCATAGTTGTCGTTTGGAATGGCGCCTGGAGTTGAAGCAAAAGCATCGAGCTCAGCTTGCATCAGCTTCACCGTTTCAATGAACTCCGGCTTGGTGGAGAGCTTGCCTGCCGTTCCAGCCAACTTCAGCAGCAGCGAACCACGGAGCATCAAGTCAACACGGCGGATCTGGTCCAGCTGCTCTTTCCGCTTGTTCACCATGCCTTCCATGCGCTCAAGCTGGCGCTCAAGATCGGCGATGATGTCAGTAAGCTCCTGATTAAACTGGTTCGCATCGATGGTAGCAGCAGGGTCATACACTTGTGACTTCTCCTGCTTGAACTGTGCAAATGCCGGTGGAACAGCATTGCCGGACTGTGCAGACCCGGCCTTCATCAGCTTCTCGTCACCGAAGAACTTCTCGGCCACCTGGTGCATGGTGGTGGAATAGTGCTTGAAGACCTCTTTGTTGGACTTGGCCAAGTTGATCAGCGAGGCCAGGGTCTGGATGTCAGCGATACTCGGCGTCTCGGTGAGCTTGAAGCGCTCAATAGCGCCACGGAATAAAGCGACCGAAGCGTTATCTCCGGTCGGGTGCGACTTCAAGAACTCAGCGAGCAGGTCTGCCTGACTACGCTTCCCTTCGAGTTCCGCTGCCGGCATGTACTGTTGAGCCACAGCATCACGTTCTGCCGGAGTCTTGCCGAACATGCTCATCTGGTCATTGAGGATCTGCAACTCACGGAACGCGATGCTCCGTTCGTCACTCTCAGGAAGAGCGTTGATACGCTGCGGGTTCAGGCCGGATGTGATCCACTGCTCAAACTCCAGCGCGCCGGAAGGGTCTTCTGCTGCATGTGCCTCATCAAACGAAGTATTGGGGCTCGTGTCGCTCAACGCCTCCATCTTGGCCAGGTCTGCGATGAGCGCCTGCTTGGCATTGGCCAACGCAGTGTATCCCTCCTGAACTTCCTCACGGGTCATGGCGGCATTTCCAGGCTGTGCATTGAGCACCTTGTTTGTGACCTGACGATAGCCAATGATCGCATCCAGGATCTTGCTTGTCTTTGCCGTGGAGAGGTTGTCAATAGCATCGCTCAGCTCCGTGCCAATGCTCTGACGGAACAGATTTACTTCCTCGATACGCGCCTCACGTGCGGCTGTCCAGTCGGTGAATCGCTTGGTGATGACATCGACCTGCTCTGAATTGGCAAAGCCTTCATCCTTTGCGTCAATGGAGTTTATCAGCATGGCCCGCTGCTTGAACCGATTCAGCAGCTCGGTGCCATCCAGAATCTTGGCAACAGCCTGTTTGTTGACCTCAAGACTTTTCTCCAACTCCGCTTTCTCAGCTTCACGCTGCTCTGCCGTCTGACCTTCAGCGAGCGGCTGCTCATTCAAGTCAGCAAGCTGCTTGTTGATGCCCTCCATTTCCATCCGACGCTGAGCGTACTCCGTCACCATGTCCTGTTCTTGCAGGAGCAGGTTCAGAGTCTTGGGGTCAGCAACATTGAATTCGCGCATGATGCTTTCAGAGAGCCGAACATCTTGCGTCAGAACGTTCACATCGTCCTCGGTAAGTGTCCCGGCCTGCTGCATGGTTGCAGCCCTGTCCAGGATCTCCTTGCCCTTGCCTTCTGCAACGGCGCCGGCAACACCCTTATCGTAAGGATTGGGACGGCTACGGCCGTTGTTCAGCATGGCCATTGGCATGGTGCCCACAAAGCCACCTACAGCACTTTCCAGCACACGTGCGCTGAAAGAGTAGTCCTCCGGCCGGCTTTTCTCAAATCGGTTCTCGTTGGTCATCCAGTCGGTCGCCCACTCAAGCAAAGCATACCCGCCCTCTTCAAAGCCCTCCTGCTTGCCTTCAGTGTACATGGCCTCCAGACTGTTCTTTGCCCAGCCACCGAAACGACCTGCTGGCTCCTTGGCCCACCACTTAGCGAGATTTGAGTTAATCATCAGCGCCTTGTTCAAGGGGCTCATACGCTCTGGGATCTTCCGGCTCAACCACTCACTGATCTTGTCACGGGTCACGTTGGCACCACCCTTGTCCATGTAGGACCGGATCATCCATTGACGACCGATCGCCATTTCAGCAATACCCATGATGGGCAGCGCCACAATGGCCTGGACCTTCGCCTGGTCGTGGCTGTATCCGACATCGCGTGCGGACTGATACACGATCTGACCCATCGTGAGCGACGGAATGGAAGCAGAGCCAACGGCAACCGTGCGCTGGCCAAGCGAACTCAGCTGAGGCGTCATGCCATTGATAATACCACGAGTCACCAAGGACTTGGCACCGGTCTTCAAGAGCGCCTGAGCAAGCAGGGTAGCGCCGGCCTTTTGCGGAAGCAGGAATCCGGTCATGTCGCCGAACAACGTTCCAAGACCTTCTGCACTTCCGAACATGCCATGAGCCTCTACGTTCTCACTGGGATTGAACGTGCTGGCATCCTGATAGATCTTGAACCGGTCTGCGTAACGCTCAAGGAATCCACGACCTGTGTTGCCTTGATGAGCATTGTACATTTCAAGGGCCAGACGGGACTTCACGTCACCTTGCTTTGCGGCCGCCTTGTAGCCCTCCAAATTGTTGTGCACATCCTGCACCATTGCATTGATGCGCTCCTGAGTAGGGCCAGGACCGCGTGCACCAAGGGTGATTGCTCCACGCTCAAGATCCGGAACGGCTCCATCGGTCCAGTCACCACCAAGGTGACGCTCAACGTCAGCAGCAGTAGAAAGTCCGGTGTTTTCCAAATTGTGGTAAGCCTTGGCCCAAAAAGCCACATCGCTGGTTTGTTTCTCACCCAGTGCGGCCTTGGCGGCATTAGCCCAGAACACCACTCCGTTGTAGGTCGCATACAGAGCAGCCTGAGCTGCGTTGCGGTTCAATGGCTGCGGACCGTTACCGCCCAGCATTTCCATCCCGTAGCCGGGACTGTTACGTGGTATGGCCTGAAGGCCGGGCACTTCAAGCAGGTCACCATCTGGACCGGTGGTCGTGACCGGAACGACAGCAAAGCGCCTGGTGTTGTGGAAGAAGCTTGGAATGTGCTCAGACTTCAGCGGTTGGCGTTTGCCAAACTCATCAATGAAGAACGGCATAGAAGCGGCCATTTCCTGGCGCGACTTCCCGTCAGCGGCCATGCGCTCACCGTCAATAGACTTGTACTCGTAAGGGTTGATGACCCCCTTGGTCCTCGTGGTCTCCGTAGCCGGCCAAACGCCGTTCTGCTGGGACCTGTTTTGCGGGGCTCGGTAGTATTGGGCCAGCTTCTGTGAACTAGGCACCATCTGCATGAGCGCTCCGGTGATGTCGATCTCTTCCTGCAGCTCTACCGGCGTTCCGTCCGGGAGCCTCTCAGACTTGGCGTATTTGGGGTCGTCCCGGTACTTCTCCTTGATCTTCGCCGTATCGAACTCAATGTCGAAATCGCCCGCGTTCGCACGCTGACCGACTCGGTACACGTATTGTCCTGGGTTGAAGTTTGGATCTGTTGTTGCGCCGCCTTTGATTGCTTCAAAAAAGTCCAACTTTCCCTTCGGTGGACCTTGTTGCTGTTGGGCCATGATATGTGAGATTAGGCCTCTAATCTAAGAAGCCTAATCTCACACGGTTTAATGGTGCGTCCGCCTAAGGCTGCGGAGCCATGATGTACTGGTTCAGCACGGCGTCCGGACTTGTGTGGGAAGCTTGCCCAGGCATTGTAGCCGGTCCGAACTGCTTGTAGATCTCCTCGTTGACATCAGAGCCCTGCATCATCGCCCAGGCCCGGTCTGCACGCATGTAGACGTACCCTTCGGAGTCAGTGATGCCGGGGTCCCAACTGCCAACAGTGTATCCACTACCCTTTCTTCGGGCTGCTGCGCCTTCAATGCTCTGAGGACTCAAGCGAGATTGCTTTTCACCAGTAGCTGCAGCTACGACATTGCCAACAACAGACCCACCGGGGCTGGTTCTTGAGCCCATTCCGGCTGAACCAAGTGGACCATGGCCAAAAGAAGAGTAGTTCCCGTGGTTCACTGTGTTCCCGAGCGATTCAAATTGCTGTGGGAAGTAGTCCTTTGGCCGGAACTCTTCCCCGAACGCCAGATCATCATCATCGAAGCGCACCTTGATCTTCAAGAACGGCCAGTAATCGCTTGAGGCACCGCTGTCACTGTTGAGCCTTGGCTTGCCATCGTTGCCGTACTGGAAGCCATACGCTTCAGCAACATCGGGCTGCGTATCCGCTCCTGTTCCAACAGACCTGTGCATGTAGTACACTTTGGGCTCAACACCGACCACATTTAGGTGATCAAGCTCGTCTTTGTCGAACCTACGACCACCCTGTCCAACGACCGTTTGATTGCCAGCAACAGAGCCAAGTTTCAGCGGCTGTTCTTCGCTGAACTTCGGAGTGTTGTTCTTGTCGTACAGGCCAAGCGCTTGCAGTGACTTTGGCCATACTGAGAAGTCCGGATTGCGCGCATATACGTTGGTTTGAACACCTTGGGTGTACAGGTCACCAGCCCTTGTTCCGGGTATCGTTCCGTCTTCATAAGCAGCAACCGGGACCGTCATCGTAGTCACTGGTTTCAGTGGTATCTCGTTGCCGTTCGCGTCGAACTCCTTGGGAATGCCGTTGATCATATGCGCCCAGTAAGGAGTGAGCTTTGGCCGTGGACCACCGCCGCCGTTACCGTCCATGCCACCCTGCTTGAACAAGCGCGCTTCCGTGAACTGTTCTTGTATCAAGAACTGGCCCACTTGTTCAGCAAGGAGCTTTTCAAGTAGCGTGACCGGCTCTTTTGACCCATCGATCTGGAACGAAGCATCGTTAGTGGCCAAGTTGTACAACTTCACAGGGTCGAATTTGCCGTCCTTGTCGCGAAGGTCCTTGTACGGGTCTTTGCGGTACTCCGGCAACACAGCTCCGTTCTTATCACGACGAACAAAGACCTCCGACTCCAGATACATCTGCTGAACCGAAGCCCACTGCTGCTTGGTCATGGACGACTGGATCTTCTTGACTGCATGACCGAGGTTCTTGGAGTTGGTCTTCCAGCCTTGGTTGACGATCATTTCAGCGGCCACCTGAGAGTATGGATCGGTCGCTGCCTCGCGCAACTGATTCCAAGCGTCGGCGTTGTTCGACAGATTATTCCGGTTCTGAATGAGCCCGGTGCCTTGCATGCTTTTGAAAATTTCATCCATAAAGCCTTTGGGGTCCGGAACAATGGCGCTGTTCAGGTCTATGTTGCGACCGCTGAAAAGGTTGTAGGACTCCATGTCCTCCCGGCGATCAGCAAACTCTCCTGCCGTGATGGGAGCGCTTGGATTGTCGGGGTCCTGATAGGCCATCCCATCCGGACCGAACAGCATGCTTCCTTGTGCATCACGTTCGGTGACGCGTTTCACCAATCCAGCATGCGCCTCTTTCTCTTGCGTGAGCGATGCTTGAAGTTGTGGAGACGTTGCCTGCGCATACAGCTGTTGAGCCGCGAGGAACTTCGGATCATTCTTTGCTGCCCAATGGGGATTGGAGTTCTCCTGAAGACTTTCCATCATGGCCGTTCTTGCGGCCAAAGCCCGATTGTATGGAGTACCAAGGTCAGAAGCCAGGCCAGTGAACTCGGGCATTTTCAAGTCGGACACATGCCCCTTAAGCGCGTCCAAGTCTTTCTGCTTCTGCATCCGGATGTTCGCCCTCAGCTCAGCCGTTTCTTTCACTGGTGAGAAGTCCAGCTTGAACGGAGTGTATCCGATGAACAACGGGGCATTACTCATGCCGCTCGCTTCGTTGAAATTGTACTCCATGGCTTATGCGTTGGCTGCTTTGCGTTCGTTGCGGCGCTGCTTGCGGTATCCGCGGATATCGTACACGTAATTGTCATCGGACATTACGTCGTTGCTCTCTCCAGAGCGGAAGGCTTCGTATGAGTCCCACAGACGAGCCTGCTTGCCCATCTGGGAGAGCTGGATCTGGCCGTCCACATAGCTGCCGTAGCTTTGGCCCATGGCAGACAAGTTGTTCGTCAGCATCTGGCCCTTCATTGCGCGGAACTGGTTGTTTGCGGCCACTTCGTTCTGTGCGAATTGGTTGAACGCATCGTTGTTGTACTGACGCACCCGGTTCTCATTGGCGTTGTTGTACTGGCGCTCCGTGTTCTGCACCTGTTCGACCTGCATGGCGTTGGTCATTTTCTGGTTGGCGCCGGCTGCAATGATACCCAACTCCGCACCAAGGTTCTGCCGGCCGCGGAAACTGTACTGCGCCGTCTTCATGTTGCTCTTGGTTTCATTGGCAAGCATGTTCTTCAGCGCATTCGTATCCAGATCCAAAGGCTTGTGCTCCAGCTTGCGTGGCGCCATACCGGGCGTGCGCTTGGACAGAAGGTTGTACACGAAGCTTCCGGCCGATCCAGCCAGGTTGATGTTCCGGCTGGTCCGGTTCAACCGATTCAGCCAGAGCTCTTCCTGATTCATATCCGTATTCGTCTTCGTCTCGTCATTCAGCTTGTCCTTTACGGATTGCGTGACCGATTTTGCTGCATCCTTCGCTGCCTTTCCGTTTGGACTCGCTGGATTGCCTACTGAAGCAGGAACTAGCGGAGTAGGGTCTTGCCTCATGAGTTCCATATATGCGGAAGCACTTTTGTTTGGGAGAGGCGGCGCCGTTGCGTTTAGGTCAATAGGAACTTCCTCTTGCCACGTAGGAGCCATCGGTGATTGCTCACGATACAGCGAACCTTGCGAAGCAGGAGCTTGTGGGTTGAGAAGGTCGTATGCGCTTGGCGTTACTCCGCTCACTTCGCCTGGCAATGGAATCGCCGTAGGTGCAAATGGGCTCTGCTCACGCAGCAGTGGATTAACCGGCCCGCCTGGCCCACCAGGTCCGCCACGAGAGTAACGACGAAGCTGGCCAGGGTAAGTGGGTTTGGGGAAGTTCTCGTACTGAAACAAGTGACCATCACCTGTTGGAATAGAAGGAACTGAGTTGGTCAATGCCGGCCACTTGTCATTGGCCATGCGGAGGCGCTGCTCGGCCGCTTTGTAGTCCTCACTCATTCTTGCTTTCCCAAGGTACCGCTCCGCGCTTTGACCGTCGAACGAACTATCACTATTGGCGAAGCGATAAGCTGCGTTTGCAGCCCTAACGTAGTCATGCATAACAAGCGAGTCCTGATACATCTGGATCGCATGAGGAGTTGGCGCAATTGTCCTTCTCATGGCTTGCGGCCTCTGCTCAAGCGTTCTTGTTATTCTCTGTGCCGGCATTGGTTCGATGGTCCTTGTCATCCCGCCTGAGGGCATTAAATTACCAGTCAGGTCTCCTCTCCAAAGCTCTCTGGTCGGAAACGGCATTGGCTGAATTGCCCCGATCTGACCAAGAGGGTTTCCGGGAGAGGGGGGTGGGCCTTGTTCGCTGGGTCCTCCACGAGCGTACTGGCGTACATTGCCGCCTTCAGCATCCGGCCACAATGAGCGCTGGTATTCTGCAAAGCCAATGCCCATGCTCTTGGCTACCTTGTTCAGCACGTCGTCATGCTCAGCTCCTTCGCCGGATGATACAGCGATAGGGCCGTTCGGCGTCATCATGCGCTGGTTGTCCTCCGTAGGACCGCCTTGGCCACCGATGACCGTTGGCATGACACCAGCCCTTTGAAACTGCTCTCCTGCACGCTGCATGGAGTTGTTCGGAATGATGTTGTTTCCGCCTTGTGCGTAAGCGCGCATGGTGTTACCGCCACGCTTGAACTGAATCACGTCCTGGTTGTAACCACCTTCCTGTGCGTACACGGAGTTGGCCTCCCTTTGGTCCTGTAGTACCGCGCCGTTGTCAATGATGGCTTGCTTTTCCTTTCTGCGCTGAATGCCACCAGCAACAAGATCGTAGGTAAGACCAGCAGCCATGCCAATGCCGCCAACGATTGGGTTGACAGCCAGTAGCGCACTTGCGGCCTTGGTCATCTGGAAGTTGTTGGTTCCGTCCACACCTGGCGGAAGCATGTTTACGGCTGCTCCGGCAACTGCCGCACCGGCACCAGCGCCTCCTTGCCCCTTCATTGAGTTGTCGAATGGCTTCGGTGTGTTCACCAAGCCACCGTTTGAATACTTTCTGAGTCGCATGGTATCAGGTGTTGAGTTGGTTGGACCGCCGTTAAAGTAGGCTTTTACGCCTTCTGCCTTGTCGCGATACTTCAGTTGGTCTTGCGTGAGAAGCTCAAGATCTGCTACGTCTTGCCGTGCCGCTGCAGCTACCCTTGGGTCTACAAAACCACCTCTGAAACGGTAATTGGGTTCGGGTACATTTTGAACCGGAACGCTTACCGGGGTTCGTACTCCATTTTCTTGCGGAAGACGAGGCTCCATGCGGTCGAGTTGAATCCTCTTGACTGGTGGAAGTATTTTTTGCTTAGGGGCTGCCCACCTTGGCTGATTTAGAAAAAAATCACCTTCTTCCCCAAGACGAATTGTTACGTTGTTCCCAGACACATTGGAAGTTGTTTTTGTTCCAGGGTTGTAAATATTTCCGGGCTCGGTAGATCCCCGACGCTCCGCACTAGGAATGCCAAGTCGCCACGATGCGTCACGAAATCGCATAAACTTTTCTGCGTTTATGTTGAAACCAAACTCATTCCATTCTGGCTCATGACTTTGATTATGCAGCTCAAGGCTGTCATTATACATCTGTATACGATGGTCGTAATCAGCCTTATTCTTGGCACGATACGGTCCAGTGTATGACTTGGCTGGGCCTGTCGGGCCACCAACTGCGTACTTCCTGAGGTTCATGTTGGTCAGGTGTTTGATAGGCTAAAAGTAGTGACGGCCGATTGAGCCCAGATTTCTTCACCGGAATCCCAATGGTACTCCAGCGTAAGCCATGAACCACGAAGCGGAGAGCCAACGCCGTAGTCGGTACCGGCGATCACCGATGCTGCGCGTGGGAGCGGGTGCCTCCAAGCGTTTTCCTTGTACGTTGGACGGAAGGTCGGTGGAGCGCTCGGCAATGGAACGAAGGGTACCAACGAACCCAGCTGTGAACCACTGGAGCAGAACAGGGCGCTAGGGGCCGGCACGGTCCCGAACAGGTGTGAAGAAGCGTAGACCTTGGTCCTGTCCGGGCTGGGAGCCGAGACGAATCCAAGGAAGGACTGTGGGTCACGACCGTAGAACGAGGTCCGTAGAGCCGTTGCAGAGTCGTGACGGTAAAAACGGCCACGGGGAGTGGTTGGGTTCCTCCAGGGCAAGAAGGCGGGGTCTGCGGAGTACAGATCGGATCCGATGGTCGTGTACACTCCGGAATCATGGCTTCGCTCATGGAGGTACTGGTCCAGCGTCTCCGAGAACACCAGGCTCCGGGTCGTGATTGGAGAGCTGGCCACGATGAACGTCCACCCCACTTCCTTGTACCGGGGAGAGACCCAAGCCGCAACGCCACCGACACAGGCTGGAGCGTCATTGCTCGGATGCGCGATGTCACCATGGTCCGTGAGCAGCTCAGCGATGTCGAACACATCCGAAGCGAACTTCTTAATGCTCGAAAGCCGTTGCATGCCCTGACCGGCCGAGAAGCGCCAAATGGTCCGCTGCCGATGGTCGTAACCGTACCATCCCAGGGCGCCCCTGACAATGCTCCATTGATTCTGTGAGCCAAGTTCAAGGCCAACGGTCTGAAAGCGAGAGGAAAGGACTTCCCCTTCTCCGATGATGAGGCTTCCGCCCTGGCCATCACCGGCCACTCCGCGCTCAGCTGTGGCATGAACAATGGTGTTGAACTCCTGCACACTGAACAGCCGGCCACCATCGGTGATCAGCTTCACGATCTCTCCATGCGCCGGGTCAAAGTCCTTGAATGCGGCCAGGTCCCAGCGACGGTAGCCGTCAATGATCTCTCCGGTCGCTTTCTTGCCGCTGTAACGCACTCGAACCGGGAACTTGGATGATGCGCTCGGAGACTGAGCGTCATAGCCCTGACGACCGTAATCGCCAAGAATGCGATTGTAGCCAGCGTTGTAGGAATTGCTTTCCAGGTTGTCTCCGAACTGGAACGAGAAGAACCCGGGATCTCCAGACTGCACGGCTGGGTAGTAGGTTACGTTTACGTTCTCTCTCATTCGCATAGCCGGGTTCATGGCACACTCCTGTACAGCGCCGATCATGTTGCCATACTTGTAGTAACGGCCATTGGACGCATATTCGGAGTCCTGGTATCCGTCGTCAGACGTCTGACGGTGATAGGTGCGCTGTACAAAGCAGTCACCACGGTAGAAGCTCTGTGCACCAATAGCAGCAATTCCCGCTAGAGGCAGGAAAGAGCTGATCCGATGGTAGATCTCTGTTACCGGGTTGTACAGCGTGGCGATGTTCAGCGTCACAGGGTCGCTCTGGTAGATGTTGATCACCACAGCATCATTGGCTCCGGGCAACAGGCTCGTGTTAAAGTTGGCCGTGTTCGGAGCTTCGGTCATCACTCCGATGTACCCTCGCTGCTGAATGCCACGGTTGCCCCATTCGCGCTTACAGCCGGTTACTATGTTGTATGCATAGAGCATGTACGGCTCCCCTAATGCTTGTGCCGATTCACCAGCTTCTGCGAACTTGGACACGAACCCACCTTCAGCCGGTGAGAGTTCCCTAGGCGCCACGTTGATAAGCTTCGCTGTTCCGTAGTTTGGCGTTGCTCCGGCATCGGTAAGAACCGGTGATCCAGGTGCAAATGCACGCTGTTCCCAAAGCTCGTCCGGAAGGCGGCTGTTCGCACTTGTACCGGTGTAACCGCTGGACATGCCGTAGCGGTTCAGTGTGCTGCGGCCTTGAATGACCATCTTGTACGTCCCATCAGCCAGTGACCTGGTGAAAAAGTGGTCCGTGGAGAAGATGCCAAACCGGTTCGCTACACGAGAGCCCGGGATATCATACTGACGGAAATAAATGTCTCCGGGATCGCAGCCTTCCTTGCTTCGAATAGCCACCCTGAACACGCTGGAATTACCGTAACCCTGACTGAACTCCGCAATGATGTTCGCAGAGCTGTCACCAGCGTCCGGACCGCCGATCTGAACGCCGGCGTCCGCATACCAAGTTCCACCTGGTGGAGCAGAGAAGCCATTGGCTACATGTCCTTGGTAAAGGAGCTGGTTCTTGCGTTCGGCGCGCATGAAGTAATACCCGCACACGTTGTCCTGCATCCACTGCGGAAGCACCAAGGCCGAGGTATCAAAGCGCACACCCAGCACGTAGATGCGGTCGCCGGCACCACGGTTCTGATAGAAGGCATAATCCGTGTTCATGTTGGACGGCATGCGCAGGGTTCCGTTGGCGTTGGTCGTGACCGCTCCGGGGTCGTTCCACGCATCGTAACCGCGTACCGGGAACGCCTGGCTCTCCTTTCCATCCTTAAACACCCACACCACAGCGAACGCGTAGGGCTCGCCCCGGAAGTAGCCTACGTGTGAGAACGTGTCCTGGTAGTCTTTGTAACCAAAACGCGTGGAAGTGTTCGTACGGAAATCGCCATCGCTTTCCTCAAGCAGATCTGCTGAAGGTGTTGGCACGGCCAGTATCTGCTGAGCGGCCGCATACAGCAAGTCATTGCGGGTGAAGCGTTCCTTCCAGTTTCCACCCCAGAGGTACCCTTCGTGCTGAGCGATCGTCCGGGGAGAGTCGTTTACGGTCTTGCGCTGAATGATTTCGTCCAGCGTAAGGTCGATCACGTCTTCCTGTCCGGTGATGGTGATCACCAGCGTGCTCGATCCTGGATCAATGGGGTACAACTGGTTCAGCAAGCCTACTTCCGTGGTCTGGTCGCTGCGGTAGGAAAACCCTACCTCCACGAACTTGAATGCTGTGTCGATGTCGTCAATGGTGAGAACGACCTGCTTTCCGGAGTTGAAGTTGGCCGGGTCTCCGTCCGTGGCCACGCCGGATGTCACAAAATCGGACGACACTTGCACCGGAGCTGATTCGCACAGAAAGCTGGTCTTCTCCAGATTGGAATCGACCAGGCGGATGTAGAACAGCGTGATGCCGGACGGCCACTGGCCACCAGGTCCAACAGAAGCAGTTGTGACGGTCGGGTGCGGACAGGTTTCAAAGATGGAAGAGATTGCATTCTGCAACGAGCCCTGCCAGTAAAAACGCTGGTTGTAGATGCCTGTGGTATGTTCAAAACCAGTGTTGATACAGCGCAATGGGTTCGCCCAGTCAGTCCAGTGAATATCCAAGCTGCCATCGTAGCTCAGCGCTATCTCGATTTCCATTTGCCGGCCACACTGAAAGTTGAACAGCGTTGACCGAAGACTGGAACGAAACGCATCAGGATTTGACACACTGGCCGGGTTGGTGGCTCCTGTCCAGTTCCGCAACGGGCGGTACACGTGCTCGTACGTGCCAAGACCAGAGGCCAAGGGAGAAGGGTAGGTGCCGATTTCTCCAAATCCAGTCGCCGGGTTGGTAGAGAAGATGAACAGAACTCCTCCGTATTCCCTCACACCAATAGGCACGTACCCATTGGTCACCTCAAAGGCGAATTCATTGCCTTCAATGTTCGTCAGGTTGAACCGACCATTACTGATGCTATCAATGCGAAAATTCTGCAGGCTACGCAGAAAGTCCGGAGGTACACTGTGCGGAGCATCGTCCCGGTTGACGCCCTGCAGAAACCTGTTAGTGAATTCCTGTTGCGACATGGCTTACCGGGTTGGACGTGTGACAACAACACCAGTGCGGACCATACGGAGCATACGGTCCATCTGGTCACGGGTAACATTCCGGAAGGAGCCACGGGACTTGGCACTGGCCAGAGCGTAGTTGTTCTTGGCCTCTTGGTACACTTCACCACGGATCTCGCCACGACTCCATGGGTCGGTGATCAGGTTCCGGATGCAGTACCAATACGCAGCCTCTTCGAACACGTCATCGATGTACGGCTCGTAGTTCTCGTCCACCCGGAACACCAGAAGGTCCACCCAGATCTTAGTGAACGATTCACCGACCTGAATGCATGATTGCTTGATGGTGTACTCGCTTGGCTGGCACAGCCGCGTGGATGTTCGGATGCTCAGCACCCGAAACGCATTCACCGGAAGCTTTGCTGTGCCCCCGGTGACTGATAGTTCCATGTTATTCACCTCTTCGAAATGGTCAAAGGAGCCAGCATCGGCCAGCGCCTCGAAGACCCATTCAATGATGTCGGCCCTGTCAATGACCAGGTTCCTGTACACCCGGTTCATTCGGTTGATCAGCTGATCGATGGTGACGTTGTTCATATCCAGCGGTGTCCTTTGGACGTTAGGTCCCTGAGCTTCTCCAGCCAGGGACGGGTGAGTTTGAAGAGGTACATCTTGCCTCCGATGGAGCGCTGTATGCTACGGTGCAGAACGACCACACCCCCAAAGTGAATGTTTTCCGTGTCGATGTTGAACGGCCGGTGAGAAGTATCCATGCGATGGTTCATGGAGGCGATGCGCATGAAACCGAAATCCTTTTCCGGAAGAACGAACGTGTCCTGATTGGTAAGCATGTCATTGGCCATCAGCTCGAACATCCGACGCACCAAGCCCTTGGCCTTCTGATGCCCTTCCTTTTGGCTAAATGACCCGAACAGTTTTCTCCAGGATACGATGCGAGAGCCGGTGATGCTATCGCCGAACCGCTCCATGTCCAGTAGATCGTCCAGCGTGTTGCGCTTGACCCAGGCATTGTACCCCGGAGAGCTGAACAGAATGCTTTTAGCCATTGCGACGCAGGTCGAAGGTGGCCATCTTCTTGAACGCTTGCATGTTGCGCTCATCATTGCGCTGTTCCTCCCATTCCGGTTGGCCGGGCATCGGGTCGGACATCTGCGCAATGCGTTCGCTGATATTGGTGACCGGGATGTCCTCGGCGCCACCTTCGCAGTCCGCCGCCCGGACGAACTCACCATCGAGCAGGTAGGTGCGGCCATCACAGATCACTTCAAAGTACAGGTGCTCTACCCACTTGGGAGGACTGCATCCGCACTTCACATTACGGGTGACCGTCCGCTCGTAGCAGTATTTCTCATGCATGCGGAAGGTGCGGGACATAACCATGTCCTCACTACGGACCAATAGGGTCTGGTTGATGATCAGGCAAGTTGGCATCATTCGATGTTTTTGGCGGTTGCACGTTCTGTGTTTGCGGGAAAATCGGAACCATCGTTGATGGTATCCCCTTGAATCGGATTAGTGGAGAGCAGTTGCTTCAGGCAAAGCACCTCCAGCTGGTGTATCTTGTCATTCGGGATCGGATAGTCCGTCTTGTCAAAGTCCAAAATACACCTGTTCTCTGCTGGGTTCTCCAAGATCGCTATCATGCGAAGCACTTTCAGGTTATCCGGGATGAACTTCAAGTAAGCCTTACCATCCAGCATGGTGAATGAAGGCCGTGTCCTGCACATTCGGCCACCTGTAGCCATTAGGAACGAGGACAAGCCGAGCTCTTGAAACGGTTCTGTACCATTGACCAAGCCCAGATAAGCCACAGCGCCCCGTATGGACTCCGTTTGTGGCACTTCCACCACTTGGTACTCAATACCGGATTCCCGGCCGTCACAAACGATCTTGGCGGTTTCCACCTTTAGGCACGACATGTCCTGATAGTATGCGGCGGAAACACCAAGACCAGGCTTGGCCTGGTCCCGGATAAGTACCGATCGCTTAGACCGGATGATGTAGTCGATAAAAGGCTCTTCAAGCCTTGTGTCGTCAGTCAATTTGTGCCCCGTCAACTGGCGGCGCAGACTTGCTCGTATTTCTTCCAGTGCTGGCATCGGCGCTTTGCTTTAGTGCTTGCAAAGTAACGATAGCGGTGGATACCAATTCATTAAGTGCCGCCACGCACAGGATGTAGGGGATAACGCACAACGCCCTTTCAAAGAGGTTGGCATTCCAGAGCACCAGTCCCGCCGTGCAGTACGTGAACAAGCCCCACAGGGAGGCCATGCACGTGGTACACAGAAGGATGGGTTTTGCTAGCCAGATGGACATCAATCCGCGACGTACCATCCGGTCCAGCCATTTGTACAGCCAGTGGAGAGCATTTCCCTCAACGCTTGCAGCCGCCAGTCCCAGGCAAACCCCGGAACCAACGGCTACAAGCAGTAGGAAGCTCAAAGCATTGAGCTCGTTCATGACCTTAGTCGAGACAGGTCACAGCAGCCAACAGGGGCGTATCCCAGTTAGCTGCGAAGGTGGCGAGCGTGTTGTCCACGTAGATCTCCACGTCGAGGTAGCGATCAGTCAGCGCGTCAGCCAGGTGCGGGTCGTTGACCTGACGGATCGGATTGATCCGGAAGCCATACACGCAGTAGCTGGCACCACGAGCCAGTTGCGGATCGCTGAACATCGAGCCAGGCAGGATCGGGAACTCGCGAGCCAACTGTGAACGGTTCAAGATTGGCGCCTGATGAGCCGTGATCTCGCTGAACGTGCCCGAGTTGACGAAATACTCGAACCCGCACGTAGCCAGGTCACTGTCACAATCCTTCTCCGTGAGCTCGAAGGCCGTGTAGGAGCCCGGAGCACCCACACCAACAGCGGTGACGATCGAATCATCGTTGCCGTTGATCTGAGCAAGCATGCTGGTCACGATCGCGTTCACGGTCAACGGCGCTCCATTGGGGTCACCGAAGTTGTACTCCGTGGAGCTTTCGAAGGTCTCCTGCACACGATAGGTCGTGGTGCAGGGCTTTTTCACGATCGTCAGCGTCCAGAGCCAGGGGCACTCACAGGTTGCGCTTGGGATCGTGGGCGTGATGGTCACCGTCTGCCAAGTACAGACCTGGGTGCATTGCTTGTAGCAATTGCTGGTACTGGTAGCCAGGAAGGGAGGCAATCCCTGAATGGTTACCACACCACTTGCCACGTTCACCGAGTCTGCGGTGAGCGTGTTGAAAAGAAGGCGCTTAGGGCCTGTTTGAATGGACATCGTTTGGGGAATTAAGAGTTGATCTTGCGTTCGTTCAGGTGCGTTTGGTACCTGCGGCTCTCGATCGTTTCGAGCTGCCTACGAACGGCAAACTCTGCGATCTCTTGGTTGACCGTGGCAGGAAGGTCCGGGTTGATGGTGCTTACCACAGAGACCTTGACCGGATACTTGATGTACTCGATCCTGGCCTCGTTGGCGAAGTTGCCGACGCCGCAAAGGGCCTTCATCGTCCTGCCAGTTAAGTAATACATGGGTCGCTCCGGTGAAGGCCGCGAGAACGGGTCCCGCTCGACATCGTACCGTTGGTCACGGCGAAAAATACGAGCGGGAGCCCATCCATCGTTGCGCTTGCACACTGCAGGGGTGCTGGGGCCGGTGAAGACCCTAAAGCCCACGCTGAGCATGGAGAGATAGCCGTGGCTCTGCCCGGGTGCCGGGTTTTCCACGTATGGTAGCGGGAATGACTCCTGCTCAGATGATGCTACTCCGGCGTTTGGAATAACCAACAAAGGGGGAACCAGTTCGCGAAGTGTGTCCAGGACACGTTGGTTGGTTTCAGCCACCCTTGCCATTTGCCGGATGTAGTCGATCACCGCCGCATTGTAGAGCACATCAAATTCCTCAGGCGTTACGGTGCCTGAATTGTGTTTCCACACTCCCTGAAGGAAGTATTCGTAGATCTCTGCAATGGTCGTGAGCATGAGTTCCTAGGTGTTATTCGGCCACTTGCGCGCCGATACCGGTTTCTTTTGCCTGAGCGTTCTTGACACCCTCGTTGATCGCCTTGGCGGTCGCCTCGTTCGCAGCATCCATGATGTAATGGACAGCAGCATCCTCGGTGACACCAATGACGTTCTCGCCGAGCTTGTAAACGCCCGAATCCACTTTGAGCACATTGTACACCACGGCTCGCTTCAACAGCGCCCGATACTTCCAGCTTGCGTTGGCGGTGCTCTCCAACAGTCTGGCTGGGTTCTTCAGGGCCGTATCTGTGACGAATGCCTGAACCTGTGCAGGGCTCATGCTGATTACCGGCTGTCCCATAAGGAAACAGAAGTTTCGCATGTCCTTGACCGTCCAAGTATCGACGTGAGCGAATGCCTGACGGATGCGGTCCGCTTTTTTCAGGGTCACGTTGGCTTCTTCCTCTTCATCCTTCAGGTAGAACACGTGCGTATCCCCCGGATTGATGGATTCAAGGTTGTTGGCCAGAATGCCCTGGTGCTTCGCCATGCCGATGATCAGAGCGTCCTTCGGATCGTTCAGGTCATACGTGTTCTCATGACGCAGCTCGAACTGCATGCTGTCTGTCAGGCGCATTGGCGCATCTGCTCCGGTAGTCCATTTGAACTCATCGGTCGGGACGCGCGGTTGTTCTGCTTTGAAGGTTTCGTCGCCCACGACGAAGACCTGGCGGGCTTCATCGAAGTGTGGGCAGACAAAAACCCCGGTGACGCGATAGTTGGTACTAATCGCGAAGATCTGAACTCTCTTTTCGTTGGTTGCCATGGTGTATGGTCTCTATGCGTGGATATTACTGACGGGACTTGATGAGCTGTGCGAAGCCCATCGGGTTGCGCATGATCACGCCGCTCTCGCTGAGGATGTGGACCTGCTTGCCGTCAACAGGCGAGCTGGCCATCATCATCTTGCCTCCGCTGCCTTCGCCAGCGCCCACAACAGGACCGTCGCCGGTCATGCCGTTGATGACGCGCTGGACGAAACGACGATCGGTATCGCCATTGCCCAGGGTCAGCAGTTGCACGTTGGGGTTTCCGCCCACCGTGTTGCCGAGGTTCACGAAGAACGCGCGCTCGCTCATGTAGTTGTTGCCGTACGAGTCACGGTCCGATGGACGGAACGGAGCATCGAAGGCAGGACAACGCATGAAGTGCAGGCGGACGTTGCCCAGCGTGTAGTAGCTGAACGAGGTCTTGATGCCCATGCCGTCAGCGGTCTGCTCGACCAGGGGAACGGGGTTCTCCTTCAGCACGTCACGCAGGAGGCGCTGCAGGTTGTTGTAGAAGCGCTGACCGCCGCATACGGCCACTTCCAACATGCCGTCAGAGGTCTGCTGCAACTGCATCTGCTCCAGCACGTTCTCGATCTGACGGATCGTGAGCGTATTGTAGTGGAAGCGCAGGGACGAATCGCCCTGTGCGATGATACCGTTGCCCATGATCAGGTCACGGCCGTCATCGTCCTGCACATACACGCGATCGTTCGCGTCCACGGTAGCGCGTCCGAACAGCAACTGGTGCTCCAGTGCCATGGCCCAACGCTCGTACATGTCCAGGTTTTGCTGGTACTCCCAGGTACGAACACCGTTGTGCTCCAACCACACTTTCGTCGCGGCAGCGGAACCGGAGATCGTGTGCTTCATGCGCTGAATACCGATGAACTCGGTGTGCCACTCATGGTAGGTGCTCTTTTCTCCGGCGTCCTCCGACAGTTCGGGGAACATGGTGTGACCGAAGCCGATCTCCTTACCAGCTGCGATAATCGCAGGGTTGCAGTACGCGTTCTCCCGGTTGTGCACCAGCTTCACGCGGTAGGTCCATGCACCGGAGCCGGCCTGGGTCTTGCCCAGCACATGCAACAGCGTCTGACGATCCACCAGTTCCAAGTTGTCGTTCTTGGAGAAGTAGTTCGTGTTCAGCGTAACGGTGAACTCAGCACCATTGAGACCCGGGGTCGAACCGCCCGTGTTGCTCAAGATGATGCCTTTGCGGATGGGGTAGCCCTTGAGGGGCCACATCACCTTCCGGTTGCCGACCACGCGGAAGTTCTCCGTGTCCATGCCCGCGTACAGGCCCTGGCTGGTGAGTCCGCGCCGTCCGAGGAAGGAGCTGAAGGTTGAATAGCTGCTCTCATACAGCGAGAGCACGTTGGTCATGATCTCCGGCTTGCTCAGAGCAGCGCGGAGCAGCATGTTGGTAGTTGTGGTCTTATCCGCGTCGTGCGTGACCGTTCCGAGAATTCGCATACTGGGTTGAAATTGGTTGCGTTAAGGACCTGCTCAGCTTTTGAGCGTGGCTGGGGCACCGAGACGGTTGAGGTCAATGCCACCTTCTTTGGCGCCACCGGCGCTCTCTGTTGGAGGGGCTTTGTCCAGGAGTTCAGCGAACATCCGGACAACACCATCCTTTTGGTCCTTAAGAACCTTGCCGAAGTGACCTTGCTCTGCAAACTCCAACAGAAGGGCCATCCTCGCATATCCGTCGTTCTTCTGAAGACGGGCTTCGGTGATGGAGATCCCTGTTTTGGGGTCAGGCGTGAGTAGTGCTTCGACTCGTGCGGCAATCTTCTCTGCCGTCATTTCGTTTCCCAGCGGCAACCCGTAGAGGTTACCTTCTTTAGCCAGGTCTGTAACGCTTGTCTTCACGGCTGCTTTGAACGCCTTAACGACTTCAGGGTCGTTGGGGTTGTAAGCAGCTTCTTGTTGTTGGGGAACGTAGGCTTTGAGTGCATCTGCGTTCTTTTGCTTTTCTGCACGGAGACCGTCGCGAATCTCCTCGGCCATCAAAGGTAGATCTGCTTTCTTTCCCTCGACAACGGCCTTCACTTTTTCAGCATCCCATCCGGTCGGACGGGCATCGCTCTTCCCGTACTTCCGTGTGAGCGCTTCGGTGACCAAACTCTCGTCATCCAAGTTGATGAGACGATCGGGTTCGGTACGCTCCTGGTAATACTGCTCCAGCGTCATGCCGGAATCCAGTGCAGCTTGCATCATCGCTGCTTCAGGATGAAGGGCCACAGGCCTCTGCTTTACAGCAGCGACCTTTCCTACAATGGCGTCCACATCATCTGCGTCACCGATCTCGAAACCCTGTTCTTTCAGCTTGGTCAGCAGGCCAGCCTTGAAATCGGTCGCATCTACAACAGGAGCCTTGTCTTCGACCACCGGAGCAGGAGTGTCCTGCTTCACGATGGGCTGGCTGCGCTGACTTGGTGCAGCCTCTCCGGGCGCACCCTGCAATTTGGCTGGACCCGAAAGGGCGTCCAGGTCAATTGCGTCCAATGGGCTTGCTACCTGCGTCATGCCCAGTAAGCGTGATCGGCAGAGTAACAGCCGCGGGTGAGGTTCTCAGCGGCCCAGCGAGGTTGTTGCGCGAACAGCCTGCACGCCACCTTGTCGGTGAGGTTGTCGGCCGTGATGATCTCACCATTGTACTCGGTGGTCATCGCCGGGTCCTTGAACTGGTAGCCGTTCTTCAGGCCACCGTCCGCCACCTGTGGGTGACGAAGTTCGTTCTTCAGGTTATTGGCTAGGCCTTGCGAAACCACTGTTTCACTGGCCACAGGATTGGCGATCGGCTCTTTCACTTCGCTGGCCACCACCACGTCGCCGGGTACGCCCGCGACATTTCCAAAGAGGTCCTTTCCGGCCTCCAGGTCTTTTTGCACTTGCTCTCGATTCTCCATCTGAATTGGGTTATTGGTTAACGATCACTTGGTTCGTTCTTCGGACGCCCCGAAGATAAAGGCTTTCCACTACCGCCTTTTATGGCGACCTCCAGTGCTCGAATGCGAGCATCCAGGTCAGTGCCTCGCGCTTGTTCCTGCAGGAATGCCATTTCCACTTGTGCATTCTGACTGGCCACCTGAAGCTTGGTCTGGTTCTGACTATCAGCAATGCTCGTCTTCACGCCGGCTTCCTGCTGAATGCGCTGCTGCTCCAATTGCAGTTCAGCCTGCTTGATCTGACCCATCAGCGCCTCACCGTCCGTGAGCTGCTTCTTGAACATTAGGTCGATGTCGCTTTGCATTTTCAGCTTCTCCTGCTCACCACGTTGCTGCTGCTCCATGTTCTGCTGCTGCAGGGTGTTCATCACCTCTTCGTAGTAGCTCACTTTGTCCTGCAGCTCATCCAGGTTCTTGGCTCGGAACGCATCCACAAGCTGGCTCATGGTCACGGTGCCTCCGGTAAATCCGGCGCCCATCAACTGAGTGATGCGGTCCATGTCCGCCTGTGTCTTGTCTTCGTCGTCGAAGAAGCATTCGAACTTGGCGCCCTTTAATTCTTCCTTGGACAGCTTGAAGATGACCTGACGGCGGTCCCCGGCGATGTACTGGCCGCGCTTGCCTTCCGCCCACACGTGCGGGATGATGCTCAGCACACGGTCCACGACACGCGAGACAATGCGCTGGTGCTTGTTGAACAGAACTTTGGTTGTGAGGTTGGATTGGACGATCGCTTGCTTCTGCGTACCCACCTGATCGTTCCCGGATACTTCACCAAGGCGTTGCGGAGGGATTCCGATGACCCGGCCGGCGAGACGCTCAAGGCTTTCGAGGATGAACGCGAGCTGCTGGATGCTTTGACCGAACGAAAGGTCGTAGGTCATCCACTGGTTGTAGTTGGATGGACGACCCGTGCCGCCTGGCTGCGTGGGGTCGATCCAGCCGAGACCCATCTTGAACTGGTACATCCATTCCTCCATGGACATATCCTTCGGTTTCTGAGTCTTGTCCATGATGACCCCCTTGATACCGCCCAGGGCGATCAGGAGCTCCATTTGGTAGTAGACCAGGTTGTAGAGAATCTGTACGTCCTTCACTGCCCAGACGCGGCTGTATGGCCTACGATCAAGGCCGTTGTAGTTGAAACCCACATAGCGACCGTATGCGCGACCGATGCGGTCAATGTCGCGGAACTGGAACGGAAGCTTTCCGCAGCGAACGAAGATGTCCGAGCTGATACGGATACCGCCCCACCATTCCGTGGCGTAACGGCGCTGATACTTCTTCTCCGGGTCGTGCGCTTCCTCGTCGCGAACAAGGCGCATTTCATCATCCTCCTGCACGAACTTGATCTCCTTCACGGACTTCCATTCGCAGACCGAGACTTCAACCAGGTCGGTGCCGTAGATCGCGGAGCCGGAGTACACGTCTGGACTGCAAGCGTCTCCGGAGCCAGTGGCGTTGGAGTTGTACCAGCCGTAACTGGCCATACCGTTGCCAAAGGAGTACGTGGCGTTGTAGCGCGTCTCCATCATGGAACGCTCTTCCTCTCCCATCATGTGGCCATACTCGTCCATGATCTGAGCAGGGGTCATCCAGCGCTTCTCCACAATGCCTGGACACTCGTCCGTGTAAAATGCATCGTTGCTGGAGAGGTAGTAGAAGTTCAGCGGGTTCACCTTCCGGATGGAAGGGTCTTTGCCGAGGTACACGTCCTCAATGCAATAGACCTCTTGGTCCACCACCATGAGGTCTTGAAAGCCTTCGTCGAAAATGTCCTTCCACCGGTACTTCCGGATCAGGTACTCCAGACCATCGGTCATAGCCACTTCCTTCCGAGTCTTTCCGCGCATCCGATACTCGCGCTCCAGGATCGATACCTGTTGATTGATTAGGCTCTCTCCGCGACTGACCTCTTGCTGAACCTTGGCCAGTTCCATTTCGGCCATCCGGTACTGTCCGGGATTTGCCTGAGCTTGCTGTTTCTGCTCTTCCAGGCTCAGCTTCAGCATGTACACCCGCTCCTGCGCATCGTTGGTAGCGCTCATCACGGAGTCCACGATTTTCCTGGCCACGTTGTCCGTCTTGTCCTGCAGGGAATCGGAATCCGTGGAGTAGACCCGTGGCTCCAGCGGTCGGCTTTCCTGCGTGGACTTCAGCAGGTCGAAAAAGGGCCGGATGATGGGCATGAACCTGACCCTTGCCGGCATCTTGTGCTGGTCAGTTCCGGTGAGGTAATCGAAATCGGACTCGTCCTGTGAGCCGTAGTAAAGCTTGTAGCACAGGGCGTCTTTTGAATGAGCATCGCCCGATGAGCCCACCATTCGGCAGAGCCGGTTCACGTTGTTCTTGCACCATTCGAGAGTTTTCCCGTCAGGTGGCAGTAGCTGTGTTGGTAGCATGGGTTCGTAGCTGTGAGCTACAAACGTACCATTTTACCGTTCTTCACTGCGTAACGACGCAGCGTGAAGGGTTCCTCCTGGACCACTTCCCTCACGTTGCTGATGACATCGTTCTTGGCTAGAATGCACAGCATGTAGGAGATCGTTTCGTCGCAGTTCACGTCCGAACGATACTTGATCAGCTTGTCCACCAGTTCTATGTCAAGAAGGCGCTCTGCACCGCCGTTCTTCAGGTCGTCAGCGGTCATCTGCTCCCAGACATACTTCGTGTTCGGGTCGATACCATCGCGGTTCTGCACATTGCTGCTGGCCATATTGGCGTAAGCAATGCGCGGACGGCTTTTGATAATGCCTCCGAACCCGTGCGTCCGAAGCCAGTCGAAGATGAGGATGTTCGAATACTCGATCATGGCCCCGGCGTAACCGTAGAGCACACACATCTTCGCCACGTTCTCGTAGAACTCCTTAGACGTTTCCGGGCGTTGGATCAGTTTGCAGACCGGAGTGTTGTCAATGGGATCGCTGACCTGGTTGAACATCTTGTACACCGTGCACGCTCCGAAGGATGCGCGCTCCGGGTCAGCGGCTGTGTCTTTGTCGTAGGAGTCCACACCAGCCAAGTACAAGCCAATGGGCACTTTCCCGTTCGGCTCTTTGAAGGGTGGCTCAGCCATCCGGAACGGACCATTTAGCTCGTCGTCCACCCACTCAGCGCCCAGCACGTTGCCATGGCTGTCCTTTACCCAGTCAATGCGCACGGAGCGAATGCGGTCCCGGTGCTCTGCGTACTTCAGCAGCTCTGAACGGCGCTTCAGCAACAGGCCGACCGGGAACACATTGCCGTTGGGCACCATCAACGCTTCCTCCGGGGTCAGAGGGAACTGCGTGATCTCCTTCAGCAAGTTCTCCTTGTCGTTCTCCAGCTTGGCCCGACGCTCCAGCAATACCTCACGGGCCTTTTCGCGATGACTGTTCCCTTCATCATCCGTGACCTTGGTGAAGTAATCGCCTGGCACGAAGTAGGCAATACGGTTCAGCTTGCGCGTAGGCGCATCATCCAGTATCTGATCTTCAAATGTATTCTCGTAGGACATGAACCCGTAACGCTCCGGATTGTAGAACATCTGGCCCACCTCGTCAATAGACGTGTTGCTCTCACCACCCGTACCGATCAACAGGGACAAGCCGGTCTTCTTTCCCATTTCCTCCATGGCCGGATCCAGGTAGGCCTTGACCGCTTTGATGTCCTTGAACTTTCCAACTTCTTCGTACAACGCAAGCGAAGGCGAAAGACCGACCAAAGCCTGCTCACTGGATGCGGTCCGGCGCTCGATCGTGGACAGCATGCCCATGATGTGCTCGATGCCGTTCTCATCGGTCTCTTTGTAGGACGCACGGAAGAAGTCATTGCTGTCCGGAGAGCGGTTCTTGTAGAACTCCGTACCGGCCGCATAATCCAGCCCAGCCTCTACGAAGCGCATGGTGTTCACGCTGTACTTCTCTTCCCCTGAAGTGACCAGACTATTGCTGTCCGGAACGAAAGAGAACTCATAGCCAACGACCTGGCTGCTCTTATAGGAGAAACCAGCCTGACGACGCTTCAGGACCAGCATGTCCTTGCCTTCTTTGAAGCATCGCTCCAACTCCCAGTAGAACTCAAAGTCCATGTCCAGAAACCGCGGCGCCGTGATGCGCTTACCCTTGCCCTTTACGTTGGCCCTGATAGGCCAGAAGTTCAGATAGTGGTAGTGCCGTCCGGTGATTTTTACGCCACCAACTTCGTAGCCGTTCAGGCAACGGTCGTTCTGAGTATCCCAGTATTCATGCCACTCATAGGAGTTCTTTGGGGCCTGCGTAAGCCCCTCCATGATAACCGGCGAGAAGTACCGGGTGTTAACGAACATAGCTGGCCTTGAGCTTGTCGAGATCCAGATCGAATTCCTTGGTCAGCACGGTCAGTGCTTTGGAGAAGGTCACCGCGACTTCATCCCCGGCGAGCAGTTTGACGTGCCGGATGGTGCCAATAGCTGAGTGTGGCCAGAACACACCATCAATGCACCAGCCGCCTTCCACCTTGTGGCGGTCGCTGCCCAGGCCGGCCTTGATGCAGTCGAAACATGGTGCTGTGGGTAGCGGATCGACGGCAGCTTCAGCCGCCTTGGGAATGTAGACCGGAGCCGGAGGCAGTATTGCTGGAGGTCGTACCACCAGCTCTTTCCCCTTTTTGGTCTTTAGTTCCAACCCGCGCTCCCGAGCGATCTGCAATTGTCGCTCTTGTGACGGTCCTTTTGCTCTCATAGTTGAATTGGACTTGTTGCCCTGCCCACAAAGAAACCACCTATTGCGTAAAGTACACGCTCGGTGATGCGCCAGACCTTCCCGGGCTTCTTCTCCAGCTTGGCGATGCGCTTCTCGTACTTCTGAATCTTCTCGTCCAGCGTAGCAATCAACGCATCTTTTCGCAAGGCCTGCCGCTTCATGGTGGCAATGAGCGTATCGCGCTTGGTCACCTCTTCCTCGTACACAACGACCATGGTGGTGAGAACGCGCACCTGTCGTGCACTAGCTTGTCCGTAAAGGGCGCTGTCCGCTGCCTGCAGGGCTTCTGCCTTGGTCAAGCAGATCCAGCACTCCTTCGTTTGCTGCGCAAGCCCGTTACTTGGTATCAGGCACAACAGGGCGAGGATTACGCCACAGAATGATGTCTTTGACGCGCGCATGGTTGTTGGTGGTGTTGTAAACGCCGAGACGTTTCAGCTCTGCAATGTATAGGGAGTCCATGAACTTCAGTGTAGCCGTTGCCCTTTCCATCATTTCCTCAGAATCCCGAAGGTCTTCAGCCTGCGCCTCAATAAGCAGTGAGTCCATGGAAATCAACAGGCGAAGACTGTCCTCCGTCTTCGTGAGCTTGGTGATCTCAGCGTTGAAGCGCTCGTTCTCGCGCCGTTCGAAGAATAGTTTGTCACTCATGATGAACAGCGCAAGCACCGCAACGATGACCCAGGGTATCCAGTTCTTCATGTCCTTCGTGTTACCACCAACGGCTGATCACGTAGATGCTGTCAATGCGCCGACGCTGCTTGTGAACCCCCGAACCGTCCCGTGAGCCCATGCCGTTCGTATTGCCCTCAATGGTGACCAGCCAGCGGCCTTCAATGGCCACGATGGTCCCTACGTGTCCAATGCGCTTGATCTTAGGATAGTACAGGCCAATCTGGTCACCGACATGGACCACGCTTTCAACCAGGTCTCCCCGGCGCCACACGACCTTGCTGCTGTGGAACCAGGTCGGGCTCCATGCGTAACGAGCGGGGTTCCCGGGCATGTAGATGCCAGCGGCCTTGTGAACAACTAGCGAGAACGCTCCGCACCACGGTTGTCCCGGCTTCTGGTCAGCAGCAGCAAGAATGGCTTCGACCGCAGGACCGCGGTTGTTCCCACCCACCTCCCGGACCCCCAGAAAGTCAGACGCCCGATCTGCGACTTGCTGACCGGGCGTCTGAGTGAAAGCGGCGATCGCTATGCAAGCGAAGAGAGCGAGAAGGCTACCATGAATACGGCCCATGTTTTCCAGGTGTATTGGTCGTCGTCGATATCACGCGTCGTGACGAAAGTAAGCAACAGGCTCAACCCGTTGAATACCGACACTTTCAGCAGCGCGTAAAACAAGAAGACCATGGACGAGGGGGCCATTGGAGACTCTTCGCCCATCACGTATACCCAGAACAGCCAGAAGCCGGTGATCAGCACGATCGAAATGAGGATGGAAGCAAGCTCCCAACCCCACTTCTTCATGAACGGCTGTGGGTTCTGCTTAGAACCAGTGCTTGCCATCGAAGAAGGTGGTTGTTCCAGCGCGGAAGATGTGACCCATCGGAGCGAACATCGGCTGTGCCGGATCGCAGTTGCAGGGCTCAGAGCCAGTTGGGACGCAGCAGCTTCCTTCTTGACTGATGTTGGAAGAAGAGACTACGCGTTGACCGAACAGGCCGTCGCTTTGGTTGGTGAACAGTTGGGCTTTGTTTCCGAAGAAGCTCATTGTTGTAGTTCAGGTTCGTGTTCCGACGCTTCTTCAGCAGCTTCGGTTGGCTGTTTGTCCTCTTCTGTGATCAGCATTGGAGAGATCGCTTCCAGCGCGGCGGGACGGACAGATGCCATGTCCATGATGGAAGCTTCGCCGATAGTATACACCTCGACCTCGTAGACCGTCTCTCGGAACTCGGCCATGACAGCGTTGTTGAACGCTTCCTCCATGCCTTCAAGCAGGCTTATCTGCAACGTGGGCTTCCCATTCTCGTCCAGACGATGCTGGAGTTCGCCCTTTTCATCACGTTCGGCGTAGCGGTCCAGAATGGCCATACGCGCTTTGTCGAACTTGGTCTCGACCTTGCGGGCAAGACGAAGGTTCTTGTACACGACGAACGCGAGCTTTCCGGGATACGGAGCGGATGCTACTTCGCTCAGGCCTGGGAGATATTGTTCGATGACGTACTGAGCCGTCATTTTGACCTTGATAGGTTCTGTGTGCTGTGCCATTGAGATCTGTGGTTAGATCCCAAAGGTAACAGTAACACGTTCTTTGTTATCCCTTCTTGCGATAGTAGCCCTTCACGGCATTATTTGATGCGCCTGATGCGCCCGATTACGTTGGTGATGTTGACGTTGTTTCCGGCAGCCTCTGAAGCGTATCGAAGCCGAACAACTCCCGAAGAAGTTGCGATCATACGTACTTGAACAATGCCCAAGCAATTCGACCCAAGGGATGACGATGATGTCCTGCCACCGTTGTACGCAACAAACTGACTTACGCCCCTGTCGCTGGGTTGAGTGTCATACTGAACAACACCGGCGATGTAACTGGTTGTCGCGGTTCCGTTAATCGAAAGCCAAATGCCAACGGCTGTTGCTGCCGTCCCATACGTTACAGCATACTCTATTTCATACTCGCCAGCAGCTGGAATGACAACATCCGTTCCGCTAACGTCAACAAGGGTTACCAAGTTGGTATTCTGAAATCCACCGCTGTAGCTGAGGAGGGCTGAACCAAAGGCATCCCCTTGCCTACCAATGGTGTTGGCAACCACACGTCCGCGGAGCAGCGTTATGCTCCCGCTCGTTGCGTGGTTGGTAACGAACAGGGCCACCTCATCGTTGGGCGCAAGGCTTATCATCCAATTGGTGACCAACTTGGCAAAGGTTGCGCTTGTTCCTGTTGAGGCGCGGCACTCGCTTTCGTCAATAGGCACACCATTTTTCGCAAGTTTGATGCCCAGCACTTTGTTGTTGCCCGCATCAATGTCTGTGCTTCCGTATACTTCCACAAGAATCGTTTCCGCCGATGTGTTCTTCAACGCAAATGTGTCCGTAGTTCCAAGGCCAAAACCGAAAGCGTTAGAGTCAAACGTAGCCGACAGCCCTGTGCTTTGATAGGTTCCCGCAACCGCAATGTTGATTGTCCCGTTTGATTGCCTTGAACATTGCCCGTAGTAGGCGGTACCGAATCCATCCGCGCCATCAGCGCCGTCGGCCCCGTCAGCGCCGTTGGCCCCAGGCGCTCCGTCAGCGCCGTCCGCCCCATCGGTGCCGTCTGCTCCATCGGCGCCTTTCTGCGCGAGCAGCGTCCAATACGGACTGACAGCCGAAGGCGTATCCCCGACATTGCCGCCATGCGCATCCGTGCGGTACCAGGTCTCGCCGCCATAGGTGGCGACATCGCCGATGGCGTAGGAATCACCGGCGCCATAAGCGCCACGGAAATTCCAGAGCGCGTCAGCACCCGGAGGGCCAACAAGTGTTCCAACCAGTGATGTTCTGACGAATGGGTCTGTGGCCGTATCAAGGATGAGGCTCGCATCGTCAGCGTCCACGTCTTGCGGGACGCCCACTCCCGAACCGATCGCCCTGCCCTTGACGCAACCCTCTGGCATTACAGCCATTTTCGCATTGCCAACAGCACCTGGATTGATAGTGATGGCAGTGCCTGTACCACTCACCGTGACATCACCGTAGTTCGCATCCACAAGCGATGCCCCGCTTCCTGATACCGGAACGTAGCGAAGCAGGTGCGCAATGTCATTAAGGGCATTGGTAGCCCCATCGACCGGATCTTGCCAAGAGGGTTGGTTCGCAACCAGCAGCAAGGCGATCTCGTAGGTATCCCGGCCCAGCGCTTCCCTTGCTTCTCCGGAAAGGAATAGCGTGAGCACGAACCCTAATGGTGGGGCTATGACATCAGTAGGGTTGAGGGGAGCTGTCCCAGCCTCTGCCTTGATGATGTCGTTGCCGTTGAAGGCAATCATCATTCCAGCTGCGGAAATGGAGATCCGCGATGAGCTGACGGCAACCGTGATGGATTCAAATGGTTCGACCGCCGTATCAGTAGAAGGGGTTGGTTGCTCTGGAGCCTGCTGCTCGGTCAGCCGGCCAAAGAGGTACCGGTTCGATCGGTCGAAGTAGTTCATGATCGTATGGGGCTTTCGAATTTCCGTGGGCTGTAGTTCTTACCGACCTTCCGAAGCTTCTCGTCGTTGATCATGGTGTTGATTTCCTTCTCTGCAGCGTAGAGCTTCTTGCCACGCTCAATGGCTTGGAACGGATCAGCCTGGTCAGCACCGAAGCCGGTCTCTGAAAGTTCGTCCTTCAGACGCTCCACGGTTTCGATCAAGCCGATGTACATCCGCTCTCCGGGTGTAAGCACCAGGCGAACGTACTTGTCGCGAAGACGTTCGAACCGGGCATCCTTGCTGGCGTGAGAGAGCCAGTTCTTCTCCAGGATTCGGGGGTCCTTCATTGTCATTTTGATGCGCTCAGCTTCTGGTAGCTTCCGGTAGATGCTACGTGGCGAGTACATCATGTGGAGATACAGACCTGTGTCCAGCGCTCGCTGTCGCTGCCCTTCAAACATTGGGACCATGGCCAGAAAGTCCGGATCCTGTTTGAATTGGTCGTGGAAGTACACACGACTGTTCTGGTACATGATGGGTTCGTCAGTGACGACGACCACCGGTTTCAGCTCTTCTGACATGGACGCAGTTCTTTGGTGTGGAACAGCTTGCGCTGGGGCTTACCATCGGCGTCCACCCACCGGCAGCGTACACCGAGCGTACGGACCATGAGCTTGCCGGTCTTCTTGTCGATCTTGGTCTTGTGCCGCTTGCGCTCGATCCGGTCCACGAACATCTGAAGCCCGGACGCGATGTGCTCAACGGTCATGGCGGGCTTGATCCAGTATTTGCCCAAGCCGCCTTCTTTGGGTGATGTCGTTTCCATGCGGCCAAGGTAAAAAGAATGCCCTATGTGACCGGCGAGAGCACGAACTTGATGTAGCGGTCAGCGAAGCTTGGCACCTCCACGAACTCCTTGGACTCTTTCACGACGTAGCGCACGGTGTCATTCTTCAGCAGACCGTACTCCTGAGCCGCATCCAGGAACATCTTCATCCAGATCCACTGGTTGTCAATGTCCCAATTCGGCTCGGTCACATCTTCTCCACCGGCGACCAGCAACCCCTTCTTCGTCTTGCGCATTCCGACGCTACCGTAGCCCACGTGCACGGCAAACACCATGCGCACGTACCAACGATGTGCCGAGGTATCAATGCCACAGGCGTCGGTGACGTGCTTCATGGCCTCAATGACCGGCTTGAGCTCTGCCCGAATGTTTTCGTTCACAATGCCAAGGGCAAAGCGCTGAAGGCCTCCATACACTACGCTGTTGCCACCGACTTTCACATACTTGTTTACCGCGAACTTGTTGTCCGTCTTGGCTACGTGTGTGGCGAACCGGGACCACTGTGCGCCGAACGCATGGGTTTCCGGGTTAGCCTTGGCAACGACCCGGTTCAGTTCGTCATGATACAGACTCATTGCAATTCAGCTTGAAAACGCCGAAATAGCCGGTCAATGCGTTGTTGGCATTGAGAAGCTTGTAGGCCCTGACGTGGACCTTGATTACCTCATTCGTGTCTGTTCGGAAAGAGAAGCATTCATCGAAGTCGCGGCCGTCAGAAATGGCCTGGTTCCATTCATGAAAGATCTCCTCACGTTCTTCGTCCTCGATCCAGGAGACCCAGGAGTTGCCACGCAGTTCATGTTCTGAACGGCGAAGGGACTTGCAGAGAGAGCTGGAGATATCAAACCACCTTCCGTATTGGTCCGCATGAAAGGAGCCTTCGTGGAAGATGGCCGGGATGATCTGACTACTGATCAGCTGTCGCTCTTCAATGCGCTTGATGGCATCCTTGACGGACGAACCTCCGTTTGTTGTCAGCTCCTGTCTGATGGACTGAACCGATTCAGCCAGTTGTGGTAGAAGAAGCACCGCGGCGAACTGCGCCTTCAGGCTTTGTGCCATGGGTCGAATGACCCTGATGTATACTGGGTAAATGGCTATTGCCGACGCTACGATCACGCCCCATGATTCCCAGTCTTGCAGCGTCAAACCGAAGTAGTTGCTCATGGGATGCAAACGTAGGAATTTGGAAGTTGCAAAGCCACGCCCTTACATTTGTCGCGAATGGGGTTGCGGCCTGTTCACTGTACGATCGACTTGTTGGACTGCCTGGGAGGGCTCCCAACTGTGAA